TAACCGACCGGTCAGGAAGGCGCCCCTGGGGGGAACCCCCCTACCCCCCGTGACCTGCGACGATGGCATGCACAGCAAACGCTCACGGCACGCGTGCCTCGAGGGGCACACGATGCCCAGCAACCGAGGACACATGCACGCATACGCGTGCTGACCTGCGACGATGCGAATGCCGGCCTCAGCTCACAGCTAACTCACACGCACACTGTGCCCATACGCTGACCAGCGCATACACACCAGCGCACACGGCACACCACACCAGCACGTGACCAGCTCACACACGTGTGCAAGGGCATACCGATGCGATAGTGAGCAGCCTATGGACCTGCGACGACGGTGCTTATTTCGCTTATTTCGGTGGGCGACTGGACAGCCACCCGGCGACGACAGCGACAGCGTGACGACAGCCCGACAGCCCGCGATTGTGCAGCTCACAGCACCCATACCGGGCACATAACGAGCAGCCTATGCACGCGGCTACCGGCCGCTAGTGGGTTGCGTCTGGCCTGCCACACGTGCCCTACGTGCCCTTTACAGCCACCCGGACAGCGGCGTAACCGCACGTCACACACCAATTTGCAATTCGGGCTTGACAGCTACCCGGCCGTGGTGTTTACTTGTGTCATCGCAGCAAGCACGACGCGATAGGCGGATCGGAAACGATCGCGCCGGATCCGGTGAAAATCCGGTGTGATTCTCCGGTTGACAGCCACCGAGCGATACGCTAGAGTGAATGTCATCACCAACTTGGACCGGTGAGTCGAGCGGGTAGCGCCTTATGCCAGCGGCGCTAAACGAGGGCATCGATGCCGATACCAAAACGGCCCGCTTGACAGCCACCGACTAGTCCGGTAGAGTGAGAATCACGCAAGACCGGGAAGGGCCGCAGCCCGACCCAACATTCGCGAATGGCTTCGACAGCATTCGCGGGTGAGGCGGAAGTCCGATGCCGATAAAGTGCGGACACTGCGGATAACTGAATGTAGACCTGTGGCGAGGATCCGATAGATTCTGTTGACCCACGGGGAGAACAAAAGACTACCGGGTAGCTCTGGCGCGATGGAATGATCGCTGAGCTATGGTCTGGCGGATACCTGAGCTTTGGTATCGCGGCATCACGACTACCAGGTTCGATTCCTGGCTACCCACTACCTGAGCTTTGATTCTTGACTTGACAGCTACCGGAAGGGGTGAGCTATGTCCGTCTTCACCGAGCACCGCGAGGTTCGCGTCACGGCACGCGAGTCCATCAAGACACCGTTCGTCGCACCTGAGCTGTCGACGGTTCGCACCGTCGACGCTGAGCTGGAGAAGGGCACCAAGGGGTGGACTGACTTCAGCAACAAGCCGGAAGTGGTCAACGTCCCGACCTCCGAGATCGCTGCAGAGCGTGAGGCTGCCCTGGTCGAAGACATCACGATCACTGGCGACACCGTCATCCGCAAGGCACCGCGTAAGAACGCTCCGAAGGTTCGCCACCCCCGGCCGACGAAACGTCGCTGGGCCTGAGACTTGACAGCCACCGAGAAAGGATTCACTATGTCCTCCGAGCGCAAGGTGTACATCGACGGCAAGATCTACGTCTGCCGAGGCACCAACATCATTCGCGTCCGCTGACTTGACAGCCACCGAAGGGTTCTAGACATGGCATCGCTGAAGCGATCGAACGACCGCAAAGTCACCAACTACGTCCACGTCACCAAAGGCGGCAACGCCACCGTAGGCATCGCGAACAGCATCGGTCTGCCCAGTGGGCAAGGGTTCTCCTGCCCGGACGCGACCGCGTTCTGTGCCAAGGTGTGCTACGCGGGCAAGCTGGAGAAGGTCCGCAAAGCCGTGAGCAGTGTGCTGCTGCACAACTGGGAGCTGTTGCGTGACGCTGACTTGACAGACACCGTGACCCTGCTGTCCGAGATGATGGCAGACTTCGTCAAGGATTGCGACAAGAAGAAGGCTCCGAAGCTGTTCCGTATCCACTGGGATGGCGACTTCTTCAGCCCGACCTACGTCGCAGCGTGGGCGCGTGTCATCCGAGACTTCAGCGACGTGCAGTTCTGGGCCTACACCAGGGTTCAGACCGCAGCGGTCTACCTGCACGCACAGAAGCTGTCGAACCTGTCGCTGTACTTCAGCGCGGATCCCGACAACGTAGACGTGGCCCGGTTCCTGGAAGGCAAGGGCATCAACATCGCCTACGTCGACACGACGTTCGCCGAAGGCAAGGCACAGTTCCCGACGGCCGTGCGCTGCCCGGAGCTGAACAACCGAGACTTCGACCTGATCAACGCCAAGGGATCGGCCTGCGCTAGGTGCGGTCTGTGCATCAACGGACGCAAGAGCGTTCTGTTCTCCACCACCAAGAAGTGAGGTAGCTGTGAGCTTCCACCTGTGGATGGCCAACCTGGACGCCTACATGCAAGAGACGTTCGGGGTCGGCCGACGAGACATCGCGGACTGGACCTACCACGACGCGTACGACGACGGGCTGACCTTCCGTGAGGCTGCCCACCAAGCCATCGCCAACGAGCTGGGGAGCTGATCATGGCCAACAACTACCGCTACGTCGAAGCTGTGCGTGACGCCGAAGGGTTCATCATCGACGGCGATTACGCCGCGTGGGACTGCTCACGGTGCGGCCATGAGGCGCAGAGGTACCGAGGCCAGAGCGACGTGGACTGTCGCAACTGCGGTGCCTGCTACAACGCCAGCGGCCAGAGGCTTCGCGACGACTGGCGCGGCAACCCGTCCGCGTGGGACGACGAGGTCGGTGACCTCGAAGGCTTCGAACTCCAGCACTCCGACTACTGAGAGGTACCTGACCTGTGTTCACCTTGACTGCCACCCGTGACCGCGACGGCAAGAATACGAAGGTATCGGCGAGCCATCGCCAGATCCTCATCGACCACCTCGAAGCTGCCGCTTCGCGCAACGGCCTGGTCATCGACCAGCTCGGCGATGGAGGTCACATCTACCTTCGCGGCGAAGCCGTTGGTACGTGGGAGGTTTCGGCCTCATGAACGTCGAGATCATGGTTGCCATGCGCCGCGCTCGGCGGCTGGGCATGAACCCCTGGAAGACACCGCCTGCCAAGCCGAAGGGATCGAAGTGATCAACGTCGAAGACGAAGCGATGGAGCGCGAAGGCGAGGACCGCGAGATCCTCGCGGCCATCGAAGTCTTGAGTCGGACCCGACGCTTCAGCGTCAAAGACAACTACCTGGATGACTGGATCGCATGAACCCCAAGCCAATTCGCGTCTTCGTCTACAAGAACCTGCACTTCACGCACCGTGAGGGCAAGCCGTGGTACTCCGTCCAAGCCTTGGAAGGCGACTTCAAGGGTCGAGTCATCCACCGCAGCGGCCACGTTCTGCTGGCCCACGCGAAAGGTGTGGTGAGGCCGGCCGGCCGTGAGCGTGTGCGCCGTGAAGGCAAGAAGAACGTCCACGCTGGCCTGGCCGTGGCAGACGACGAAGTTTCAGGGGAAGTCCAAGGCCTACCAGAGACTTCGTGACCACGGTGAGTACATGCGCGTGGGCAGCTTCAAGACGATGTCAGAGGACAAGCGGAAGCGCCTGTTGTCGTGGTGGAAGATGCTGCGCGACAACGATGTGGTAGTCGAGTTCGACCCCAACATTGAGCCCTACCCCGGCATGGCCGGTGGAGGCTTCAGGTACGTCCCGAGAACCATCGAGGACGACGACCTGTTGATCCGGGTCAACGAGTACACCAACTTGACAGACGAGGGAGAGATGATCTGGTGCTGGCCACCCGACATCGAGGAACTCCTGAACTAACACGACGCGCGTGCGTTCTCCGTAGCCAGCGGAGCCCACGCAGTAAGGAACCGCAATGCCGCTCACTAGCCTTGTAGGCCAGTTCGAGGGGGTCGTTTACACGCAGCCAGAGAAGCTGGTCGAGCGTCACGGGTGGCTGGAAGCATGGAAGTGCAAGGCTTGGATGGAGGACGATCCTTCCCAGGTTGTCACCCTGCTGCTCGCGTACCGGAGCCCGCTGTGCCGAGACACGAAGCCGATGTATCGGCCTGTCGCCGAGGAGATTCTGAAGGCCGACCAGGTTGACGTGCTCGCACGTGGCTTCCGGCATGACGACAACATGATGCACGGGAGAGGAGAGTTCTTGGTAGCCAGGCTGAGGCCACACAGTTTCGTTGAGTCCCCGATGTGCCCATCGCTGGATGAGATCCGAGAGGTCGTGGGCTCGACGGTGGAGACCGCGTTGACCGGCAACGGCGAAATGGCCGCGCCGTGACGCAGATCAAGCTTCCGCTGCGCTCGGTGAGCCAGATCAACCAGTACACGAAGTGCCCGATGGCGTACAAGCTCGCTCGGATCGACAAGGTGTGGCAGCGGCCAGCGGCCTGGCTGCCGCAGGGGACCGCGTTCCACGCTGTCGCCGAGGCGGTCGAGGTATGGGAGTCCTACGGCATGCCGCTTACGCTTGACGAGGCCAAGGACATGTTCCGCTGGCACTACGCCAACGACGTTGGAGCCTTCACCGAGGAGACCCCGAACTTCGAGTGGTGGACGTGGTCAGGTCCGTACAACGGCCAGCGAGACATCGAGCGCCGGTACACCGTCGGCCTGGAGCAGGTCGAGAAGTTCTTCGCGTGGCGGGGGACTCCCGGCCAGGAGATCTGGGTGACCCCGGACGGTACGCCAGCGATCGAGCTGTACTTCGAAATCGAACTCGACGGGATCCTGGTTCGCGGATACATCGACGCCGTCGTCGTGGTCGACGGGGAGCTTCGAGTCCGGGACTACAAGACCGGGAACCAACCGGGAGACGACTTCCAGCTCGGCGTGTACGCGCTCGCGGTCGCGATGACTTACGGTGTCGAGGCTCCGAAGACCGGCGACTACTTCATGGTGGGGAAGAAGGGCAAGGCACCGAAGCCGACCAAGCCCTACGACCTGACGAAGTGGACGCGTGAAGCCATCACCGAGGAGTTCCACAGGGTCGAGGAAGGCATCGCAGCCTCGATGTTCGACCCGTTGCCGGAACCGGACAAATGCAAATTCTGTGATGTGTCCTACAGTTGCCCCGTTTTTAAGTGATCGCAACTTGACAGCCACCCGCAGACTCCTTCCCCATTAAGGCAGGCATGAAGGAATACCGGAAGACGCTCGATCTCAGCACCGGGACGAGCTACACCTACGTGGAGCTGGGTCCGATCCCAGACATGCCGAAGTGGCACCAGTCGGCCCAGCCCTCGCGCTGGCCGTTCCCGACGCCAGAAGCGGCGTTCCGGTTCGCTCGCGCTCACAGCGAGGAGCGGCCCGACCGGGAAGTCATCATCGCCTACCCAGATGGTCGGCGGTGGAACGGCAAGGAGTGGGTCGCGTGAACATCGTCATCGAACTTGACAGCCACCAAGAGGAGAAGGCATGAAGAAGGATTGGGATCCCAACGACCCGAAGCTGAAGTCGCCGTACGCGCCGCATGAGACGGCGGCGGTCCTGCGGATGCACCGCGTCGGATTCAAGGGTGCTCACACCATGAAGCTGCTGAAGCTTCGAGGCACCCAACTGATGAACCAGATCCAGCGAGCGATGGACGCGGAGCAGGCGGCGCACCGAGCTGGCCGGCCGATCCATGACGCGGGGGTGGTCAAGCAGTGATCCGAGACAAGATCCTGGCGATCCTGATGGGGCTCCCGACGAAGATCGACGGGGATGACCTCTTCATCGCGGTCGACCAGATCGAAGAGTTCATCTGGCAGACCCACGGTCGGCCCGACGTGAGGGAGCCAGCGTGAGCAACGTCTGGTTCACCTCCGACCTACACATCGGCCACGCCAAGGTAGCGGAGGACCGAGACTGGGCTGGCCCGGACCACGACCTCCACCTCGCGGAGCTGTGGGACGAACAGGTCGGCAAGGAAGATGTGGTCTGGATCCTGGGGGACATCAGCTCAGGCGGCACCCGAGCGCAGCTCGATGCTCTGGGCTGGCTGCTGAACCGGCCAGGCCGCAAGCGGCTGATCCTGGGCAACCATGATCGGCCTCACCCGATGTACCGGGACGCTCCCCGGCTGTCCCGGCTGTACTGGAACGTGCTCGATTACATGTCGACGGCCGCGAGGCTTCGCGTCCCCCTCGACGGAGGCGGTCACACCAACGTGCTGCTGAGCCACTTCCCGTACGTCGGCGACCACACCGCCGAGCAACGCTTCACGCAGTGGCGGCTGCGGGATGAAGGATTGATCCTACTGCACGGCCACACGCACTCCCGGATCATTCGGTCGACCATGACCAACCCACGGCAGATCCACGTCGGGCTGGACGCCTGGCACGACCTGGTGCCGATGGACGAGGTCCGCGAGATGGTCAACGACATCGAGGAGGGTCTGTGAGCTTCAACAACGTCATCCCCGGTTGGATGCTCCGGGAGATGCTCGAACGAGAAAAGGAGGAGGACGCTGTACACACCGAGGCAGAGCCTGTACATCCGAGGGAACGCGGGTGACCCACTCCCAACGGTGTGGAACGCACTTGATCAGAAGGGGACTCGTCTACGACGAGGTCAGTTGGTCCTTGTATGCGCCGGTCCTGGCACTGGTAAATCGGCTTTTGTCCTGGCTTACGCGCTGAAGTCGAAGGTACCGACGCTGTACTTCTCGGCGGACTCCGACGCGTTCACCCAGATCTCGCGGTCAGTCTCCATCCTGAGCGGATGGTCGCTCGAGCGATCGACGCGGGCAGTCCGGGAACAGAGCATCGAGGAGTCGATTGCCAACGACCTCGATGAGATCCCGATCCGGTTCAACTACAAGGCATCTCCGTCGTTGGACGAGATCGAGAACGCCCTCGCAGCGTACGACGCGCTCTACGAGGACTTCCCTGCGCTGATCGTCGTGGACAACATCACCAACGTCCGCACCGAGTCGGGGGACGGGGATGACCCGTTCAGCGGCCTGGAGTCGCTGATGGACTACCTGCACGAAATGGCCAGGGAGACTGGCTCTTGCGTGATCGGGCTCCACCACGTCACCGGCCCGTACAACGACGGCGACAAAGCGATCCCGCTAGGAGGGATCAAGGGTCAGATCGGGCGTGTGCCCGAGATGGTCCTCACGCTCCATCGCGAGTCGGACGGCTTCGGCCCGGACTCGCTCAACGTCTCCACGGTCAAGAACCGGGGTGGCAAGTCTGATCCGTCGGGGAATGACTACGCCGCCTTGGAGTTCATCGGAGACACCATGCAGATCAACGACTTCGATCACTGACTTGACAGCCACCAACCAGAAAGTAGCGCACATGAAGAAAGCCATCGCCACCGCAGCCATCGCCCTCGCCGCCGGTCTGGGCTTGGTCGGGTGTACCTCCGACGCCGACGTGGCCTCAGAGAACCTGAGCAAGGCCGCTGACAACTTCGAGATCCCGCGCCGGATCGTGTTCTTCAACGGGATCACCGATAAGTACCTGCTGGAGATCCAGGGTCGGTGCTCCATCGAGCCCGACACCGGAGCCCAGAAGCTGGACGTGACCTGCAAGCAGAACGGCCAGTTCAAGAAGCACTTCCTGGGCCTGTCGGACAACGTCACGTACTTCGTGGAGCAGATCGAAGGCGCGAACGTCTCCGACGACTTCTACCAGGTCAACTTCAAGCCGCAGTCCATCCTCCCGGACATCGAGCTTCGTTGACCAAGGGGGTTGGGGGCGCAGGGCGTCACCGTACGTGACCTAGGCTCTCGCGTCTGCTCGGTAAGGCGAGCGCACGGGAACCGCCCTGGCTTAAACGACAAACGGTCATGTGCCCCAACCCTTTTCATCCATCCCTTGACAGCCACCGAAAGGAACACCCAGATGACCACTCCGAACGCCATGCCCCGCAAGGCCAACCCGCTGCACCAGCAGGTGCTGGGCGCGCTGATCAAGACGCGTCCGACCGTCTGGACGCACAAGGCGATCGACCCGGAGAGCCCGGATCCGAAGAAGCCTCGGGTGATCGAGACCAAGGTCCACGGCCGCGAGGTCACCGGCCTGGCCCGCAACGTCTCGGAGGAGAACGTCGACCGACTGGCCAAGAGGTGGATCAAGTGAAGTACGGAGTCCGCTACCCGCGCAGCGGAGTTCACGAATGCCCGTTCGGGATTCTGCAGGCCCAGCAGATCGAGTACCTGGCGATCATCAACGGCGTCTACGGCGCGAAGTTGGTCGAGTCCGAGGACGGGCTGCATTGGAGGGAGATCTGATGCGTCGGGTACTGATCACCGGCTCGCGAGTCTGGAAGGACCGCACCACGGTGTGGGACGCCCTGGCTGACGAGCTGCACCGGTCCCCGTATGGCCTGGTGGTGGTTCACGGCGGCGCTCGCGGCGCTGACGACATCGCTGACCGCTGGGCTTGGGGGATGCGCCAGGAAGGCTTCAACGTCACCCCGGAGCTGCACCGTGCGGACTGGGAGTGGCACGGCAAGAAGGCTGGCGTCCTCCGCAACATCGAGATGGTGAGGGCTGGGGCTGATGTCTGCCTGGCGTTCCCTCTCGGTAGGTCAGTCGGCACGCGCCACTGCATGCGTGAGGCCCAGAAGGCTGGCATTCCTGTCATCAACTTCGGAGACAAGCCATGAAGCACGAAACCATCGTCCTCGCTGACGGTTTCCGCGTCGGGGTCTCAACGGTAGGCACCGGCGCCCCGCTGGTGTTCCTGCACGGGCTCTCGGTGAGCGCCAAGGCGTACGAGGAGATGCTGACCCGGCTCGCCGAGCACGGGTTCCGAGTCATCGCACTCGACGCGGCCAACCACGGCCGCAGCGGCTCACTGCCGACCGGCCACACGGTCGAGGACATGACCCGCGTGACCCTCAAGACGTTGGACGAACTTGACATCCACCGAGCGATCTTCGCGGGCCACTCGATGGGGGGCGGCATGGTGGTCGAAATCGCGGCGCGTCACCCGCACAGAGTCGCGGCAGCGGTCCTGCTGGACGCGGCTGCTGGCCAGGAACACCACGACAACATCAAGGTGGGCCACTACGCCACGCTGGCGTTCCGAGCTGCCAAGAAGCTCGGGGAGGCCGTGACCGACATCGTCGGCGACGGCTACGAGGCCATGCACCTGCGAGATACCGGCGAGAAGCTGAGCTTCCTTGGAATGCTGCGGGATTCGGTGTCCGGGCTCAGGTTCGTTCGCGCTGCGTTCGCGCTGATGAAGGCCGACACGACACCGCTGCTGCACGCGATGTACCGCCACGGCGTACCGACCGCCGTGCTCCACGGGCTGCATGATCAGATCGTTCCGTACGAGGCCGGCCTGAGCACGGCCAAGATCACCAACGCCTCCTTCTACGGAGTCGACGGCTTCCACTCATGGATGCTGGCTGACCCGGAGCTGGCGGCTGATCTCATCGCGCTGGCTCTGCTGGATCTGTTCCCACGGCGATACATCACAGGTGCCGGATGAACCCGGTGCTGTTCGCGCTCGACGCACACATCATCGCGTGTGCGGTGCTGTCGTACTTCTGCCTGCTGATGGACAACCCGAAGGGGAGCGATGGGGAGAGCCGCGAAGAGGACTCCGGGGTACCGGGTGCAGAATCGTAAGCACAAACGGAAGCCGTGCAAAGACTGTGTGGCCCAAGGGTTGCCGCTCACACGGGACGCCAAGTATCCCGGCCCACGGTGCGCCACGCACCACCGGGAGTTCAAGGCTGCTCGCAGCTCAACGAGCTGGGAGACCCGGATCCTGGCCACCTACGGCATCACCGCTGAAGAGTACTGGGCCATCTATGAGTTCCAGGGTGGCCGCTGCTACATCTGCCAGCGGGCGAACGGAAAGAGGAAACGGCTATCGGTAGACCATGACCACAAGACGGGCATCGTTCGAGGGCTGCTCTGCACGATGTGCAACAAGTACATCCTCGGCTGGGCGCGGGATTGCATCGAGATGCTCCAGCGAGCGATCGACTACCTGCGTAAGCCCCCGGCCGTCCAGGTCATCGGGGAGCGCATAGCGCCGATCGAGGCCGACAAGCTGAGGAGTCAAACTTGACAGCCACCGGCATCGCGGAGGTCATCCAGCGGTACTACCCGGACTGGGATCCTCCACCGGATCACTACGAGTGGAACAAGTGCCTGTGCCCCTTCCACGGGGACGAAACACCCTCGGCCGCAGTCAGTTACGACCTCCAAGGGTTCAACTGCCTGGCCTGCGGAGTCCGAGGGGACGTGATCTCGATCATCCGACACGAAGAGGAGGTGAGTTTTGCAGAGGCTGTCCGAATCGCAGAGGGACTATCTGTGGGAGGCAACATCCCAGTACAGAGGAAGCCTGCACGGAAGCCCAGCCGCCGAGTATTTGGAGAGTCGCGGTCTTCAGGTTCATCAGGTTCTACCGTTCGGCCTGGGATTCGTGGGAGATCCACTCCCTGGTCATGAGATGTACCGAGGCTGCCTGGCGATCCCGTACATGCGGTGGTCGCCCTGGCGTAACTGGTCGGTTGCAGCGATCCGGTATCGCCGTCTGGACGACGGCAAGCCGAAGTACATGACCATGCCGGGGGATAAGCCCCGGCTGTACAACACGGTCGCACTGACCCGCTACTCGCGGGACATGGCGATCACCGAAGGTGAGATCGACGCGATTACCGCTGAGCTGTGCGGGATCCCGACGGTCGGCGTTCCAGGGGCTCAGATGTGGAAGCCGCACTTCCGCGAGCTGTTCCTCGGGTATCGCAACGTGAACATCCTGGCTGACGGCGACGAGCCCGGTATGGAGTTCGCGAAGTCGGTGGCCAAGACGCTGCCGAACGCACGAATCATCCCCATGCCAGAAGGCGAGGATGTCAACTCACTAGTCACATCGCAGGGCAAAGACGCTCTGCTGGAAAGGATCTGATGCGAACGATGTTCACACCGATCACGATCTACACCCAGCCGGGTTGCCGCCCGTGCCACCGGATCCAGCAGTTCCTGGACGACGCTGGGGTCGAGTACGACGTGGTCGACCTGACGCGCAACGCCGAGGCCAAGACGTACGTCCAGGACGTACTGAAGGCGTCCTCGGTTCCGGTCATCGTGACCGACCATTTCGAGCCGATCATCGGCTATCAACCCGACAAGGTCGATGAGTTGATCGACTACTACACCGCATCGGAGACCGGACTGTGAGTGAATCCATCCTCGAGGAAGCTCAGCGCCTCATCCACGGTGAGCGCAACAAGAACTACGGCCACCCGCGAGAGAACTTCAAGGACATCGCCCTGCTGTTCTCGGGCTACCTGGAGAAGGAGATCTCCGACATCGACGTGGCCAACCTGATGATCCTGATGAAGATCGCCAGGGTCAAAGGCACCGGCTACCACCGTGATTCGTTCACCGACATGGCCGGTTACGCCGGTTGCGTCGAGCGGATCTACGAGGAGCCTGTCGAGGGCGAACCTCGCCAGTGGGACACCTTGGCCGACGTACCGAAGGACGTGAAGACCGTGCGGAGCGCGGGCAACGCGTTCTGGTCGCGGTACCCCGACTACAACGAGCGCCTGTGGGGGCACCGCGACGGTTTCAAGCTCGACCACGCCAAGATCTCCGAGGGTCCGTTCGTGGAGGTACTGGGTGAGTAAGCGCATCGTCGTCATCTCCGACACGCAGATCCCGTTCGATGACCGCAAGCAGCTCAAGGCTGTGGTCGGGTTCATCGGCGACACCCAGCCCGACGAGGTCGTCCACATCGGCGACCTGATGGACTACCCGAGCCCGTCTCGGTGGACCAAGGGTTCGTCGGAGGAGTTCGCCCAGCGGATCAAGCCCGATTCGGAGCAGGCCAAGACGAGGTTCCTGGCCCCGCTGCGGGCCGTGTACGACGGCCCTGTCGGCGTCCACGAAGGCAACCACGACCGCCGGCCGTTCGACTATCTGCACAAGTTCGCACCAGCTCTGGTCGAGTACGCCGACCAGTTCAAGTTCGAGAACCTCTTGGACTTCGACGGTTTCGGCGTGACGGTGCTGCCTGAGTTCTACAAGGTGGCTCCGGGCTGGATCTCGACGCACGGCCACCGTGGCGGCGTCCGGGTGACGCAGAAGTCGGCTGACACCGCGTACAACGCGATGCAGCGGTTCGGCACGTCGGTGATCATCGGTCACACCCACCGGCAAGGCATCAAGCCCCACACCTGGGGCTACGGAGGCCACCAGAAGGTGCTGTGGTCGATGGAGGTCGGCAACCTGATGAACATGAAACTGGCCCAGTACCTCAAGGGTGCAACGGCCAACTGGCAGAGCGGGTTTGGTCTGTTGACGGTTGACGGCAACCACGTCAAGCCCGAGCTGGTTCCGATCGTCGGAGGCCGATTCTCGGTCGACGGCCACGTCTGGGAGGTCTGAAACTTGACAGCCACCAAGCTGCCGTACCTGCACAAGAACGCACGGTCGCGGCGGATCAGCTCCAGCGAGGTCCGTGAGGTCTTCGCCGAGGAGATCACCCGCAACCTCGACCGTCGTCTGGACAGGGAGGAGTACCTACGGAAGGTGATGCCTTGACAGGCGACATCAACAAGCTCTTCATGCGGGCCACCCGCAAAGCGATGATCGGCTGGGAGACCAACCTGACAGCGGACGAGATCGTCCAGGAGCTGTGGGTCTGGTACCTCGAAAGTCCGTACATCCAGAAGAAGCTCGGCGAGCTGCGGCCCGGTGAGGCCGTGATCTACGTCCGCAAGCAGGTCCACAACATCCTGTCGGGCTCGGCCAAGGCCAGGGATCTCTTCCAGGAGCGCAGCCACTACTCGTCGGACAACGTCAAGGACGCGCTGCGGGGTGAGTCGACCAATCGGTACCTGGTCGACATCCTGCCGCTGGCGATGAAGGAACTGGGCTCCAAGAACGAGCGCCACGCAGAGGCGATCAGGGTTCGGTACGACGACGGCGTCGTCCCGGAGAGGGGTTCGGCTGCCGAGGCGATGCTGAAGCGAGCCGTGAAGTCGCTCACCGAGCACGTCAACATCATCGCGATCACCGCTGGTGTTGAGCGAGATGACAACGGCAAGGTCATCGTCAAGGACGGCCCTGGCAGCAAGCACGCCATCTTCCCTGACATCCGAAAGGTGCAGGGGGAGGGCCACTCTGACCCGACGGCGAACATCGCGATCATGCTGGTCGAGCACCCCGGGCTGCGCGACGAGTACCTCTACGAGCCGCCGATCCCGGAGTTCCTGGGAGGGAGGTGCTATGCAAAATCTGCTTGATCCCACGTTCAACGGGATGCCTGGCTCGGAGATGTACCGAGCCGAGGTGTTCCCGGAGCTGTTCCCACACCAGAAGCCGATGCTCCTGGAGAACTGGTCGCAGGACGACCTGGAGCAGTACGTCGGCGGCGTGTTCACCCCTGGCTACGGCCAGCGGAGGCCGACGTGAAGAAGGGCACCAAGGTCATCGTCCAGCGCGACGAGACCAAGTACCCCGCCAGAGGCACATGGCGCTGGTTCCGGGGCAAGAAGGGCGTCGTTGTCACCGGCCTGATCGGTGGCGATGAGTACGGTGTCTCGTTCTCCAAGGGCGATTCGGCTGACGCCTATTTCAAGGCATACGAACTGACTGAGAGGAAGTAGTGACAGAGGGTGAAATCCCTTGGGGGCCAACAGGAGAGCTTGTCTACAATCGGACGTACTCCAGGGTTAAGCCTGACGGAACGCGAGAAACTTGGCCGGAAACTGTGGAGCGAGTGGTTTCTGGGAACCTCGCGCTTGTTGATAGTCGGTATCAGCTCCCAGGAGAGCGAGAAGATCTGCTCCGACTCATGCGGGAGTTCAAGATCCTGCCCGCTGGTCGACATCTGTGGGCGTCGGGCGTCAAGAACGCCCAGCACCTGTTCAACTGCTGGGTGAGCGGGTGGACCGAGAAGCCCTCGGACCACTTCGAATTCACGTTCATGCGCCTCATGGAGGGCGGTGGCGTCGGGGCGAACTACTCGAACCGATTCCTCGCTGACTACCCGCACGTGAAGCAGGAGCTGGAAGTCCACATCGTCTGCGACGAGGACCACGACGACTACGCTGACCTGGCCGAGGCGGGTCAGTTGTCGAGCCGCTACGACTCTGACTGGGTCGATGCGTTCGTGATCGAGGACTCCCGCGAGGGCTGGGCAGCCGCCTTGGTCGACCTGATCGACACCCACTACCGGGATGATGTCGCCCACAAGGAGCGCGTCTACGACGTGTCCCGCGTCCGGGCGGCGGGTCGCAAGCTGAAGACGTTCGGCGGCACGGCCTCTGGGCCGGTGCCTCTGGCGAAGATGCTGACCGAGGTCTCCGAGATCCTGAGCCGGTGTGCCCGCGAAGGCGAGCAGTACAGGTTCGAGGACGGCGGTGCGCTGACCGGTCTCGATGCGATGGAGATCGACCACGCCATCGCGCAGTGTGTGGTGGCAGGCGGTGTTCGCCGGTCGGCTCGCATGGCGATGATGCACTGGGCGGACTGGCAGGTCGAGACGTTCACCAACATCAAGCAGGACAGCGGATCTCACTGGACCACGAACATCTCCGTCGAGGTGGACGATGCGTTCTGGAGCCTGGCCAAGGCTCCTGTCGACCCGCTCAACCCGCGCTCCACGAAGGCACACCGGGTGCTGAAGGCTCTCTCCGAGGGAGCCGTACGCAACGGCGAGCCGGGGATGTGGGACAGCAGCCTGTCCAACGTCGGTGAGCCCAACGAGGTCGTCTGCACCAACCCGTGTGGAGAGATCACGCTGGAGCCGTGGGAGCCCTGCAACCTAGGGCACATCAACCTCGCGGCGTTCGTTACCGACGCCGGGAAGACCGACTACATCGACCTGATCCGAGCCCACCGTCTGATGACGCGGTTCCTGATCCGGGCGACGTTCTCAGCGGTCGCTGATCCGAAGAGCCGAGAGGTTCTGGATCGCAACCGGCGCATCGGTGTTGGGCACCTCGGAGTGGCCTCCTATTTGGCCCTGACAGGCCGAAGGTATTCGCAGGCACCCGGAGACAAGCGGTTCACCGCTTTCTTGCGGGAGATGGCCGCTGAGGTCGACAGAGCGGCCGAGGAGTTCAGCCATGAGTTGCGGATCCCGGTGCCGGTCAAGAAGCGCACGGTGGCCCCGACAGGGACCATCGCGAAGATGCCTGGAGTCAGTGAGGGTATCCACCCGATCTTCTCCCGGTACTTCATCCGGCGCATCCGGTTCTCGGTGCTGGACAACGACCAGTTCCTCACCGCGTCCCAGTACGCGGCTGACGGGTACCACGTCGAGAAGGACCAGTACGACAAGTCAGGCAACACCTGGGTGGTCGAGATCCCGACGAAGGACACCTTGGTCGAGGCCGTGGCCGCACGGTTCGGCCGAGACGCCGAGGACATCGTGGAGTCAGCCAACGAGCTGACGCTGCACCAGCTCCTGGCGTTCCAGGCGCTCTACCAGACGTGCTGGGCCGACAACGCTGTGAGCTTCACGGCCAACGTCGACCCGGACGCCTACGAGGGCGTGGATGTCGCCGCCGATCTGCAGAGGTTCTCTGGGCTGATCAAGGGCTCCACGATCTTCCCGGAGGAGAGCTTCCCGCAGGCTCCCTACGAGCGAATCACCAAGCAGCAGTACGAGGCTGCTGCGATCAAAGCCGTCGCTGACGGTGTCGATGAAGAGTGCGCCAACGGCGCATGCCCCATTAAGTGAGAGGAAACCAATTGTCCTACGAAGACCCGTTCGCCAGCGCGCCGGTCGACACCGCTCCTGCTGAAGAAGCGCAGCAGCAGACGCCGACTGAGTCGCCCTGGGATCCCCCTGCCCAGCAGACCCAGACCGTGGAGGTGCGGCCTGCGCCGGCCGACGCGTTGTCGATCACGTTCAAGGGTGACGGCAGCTACTCCGCGCCGTGGCTGGTGCCGAAGTACGCCAGCGTCACGGAGGCTCTGGTCGACCTGGGCGTTGATCCCGACGAGGTTGCCAAGCTGGGCCAGGGCCAGAAGTGGTTCGCCCTGATGGACCGGGTGACCAAGATGGCCGATCACTTCGCCAACCTGGGTGGCGGCAGCAAGCCGAACTCCGGTGGCGGCGGTAGCGGCGGCGGTGGCCAGCAGCACCAGTCTCGGGCTCCGCAGCAGGCGCAGGAAGCCCCTGGCGGCGAAGAGCGGTTCTGCAAGCACGGCAAGATGGAGTTCAAGTCCGGTGTCTCCAAGGCGGGGAACACCTACGCGCTGTTCTCCTGCACCGCTCCTCGCAACGAGCAGTGCCCCGCGCAGTACCCCAGCAAGAAAAACGGCTGATCCACGCTTGACAGCCACCGGGGGCCAGCAACGACGACTGGCCCCCTCACAACTCTGAGCGGAGAGTATGAAAGTCCAACTGATCGCATCCACGATCCTCGAAGACCCGAGCTGGGCAGGCACCGACTACGTCGGTGATGACGAAACCGTCACGTCGGCAGACGAACTCGCGGAGTTCGCTGGCCGGAACTGCTACCTCAGCTTCGACCGACCGAACCCCAAGACGCGGGAGAACGTCGACTACCTCAACCACATCCTCGACGTGGGCCATGAGTCGGTGCTGGAGCATTCCAGCGCGACGTTCTACATCGAGGCCAGCCGGTCGGTCCTGACCGAACTGGAGCGTCACAGGCACCTGAGCTTCTCGGTGGTGTCGCAGCGGTACGTCGATCCCACGGAGCTGGGAATCCATGTGCCCCCGGCGTTTACGGAGCTGTCGGGCTCCGACGCCGACAAGGCCAAGGAAGTCCTGCTGGACGTTCAGTCGTTCGCCCAGGAGGCGTACGAGTACCTCGTCCACATCTTCAGCGATGCCGGATTCCCCCGGAAGAAGGCGCGTGAAGCGGCTCGGGCCGTTCTGCCGAACATGACCAACTCGCCGATGGTCGTCACGGGCAACCACCGGGCGTGGCGGTACGTCATCAAGAACCGCTGGCATGAGGCCGCGGATGCCGAAATCCGGGAACTGGCAGGGGAATTGCTTCGGCAGCTCCGGGAGATCGCTCCCAACACCTACCAGGACATCCCCACCGAACCCTACAGCTACGGAGGCTGAGCATGTCGCAACGAGCAACCATCGTCAACCTCGCCAACGGCCGCTACCAAGGTGCTCAACGGCGAGCCGATCCTCGACACCCAAGAGGGTGTCCTGATCATCGCGTTCGAAGACGGCACGTCCCGAACCATCAACTAGGACTTCGTCCTCGACTTCTACTACATGACCGCCGAGGAGACCGAGCGGTTCCGTCGAGAGGGAGGCCGCTGATGCGGAAGAAGCACCTGAGAGAAGCGAACACCAAGCTCGCCCGAGACCTCGGGGTCGCCAAGGTTGAACTGGCGCAGGAGATCCAGAAGAACGAAGACCTGACCGCCGCGAACGGTCGGTTGGTCACTGCGGTCAACCGCCAGGTGGCTGTGAACCAGAACCTGCGGTCGGAGAACGCCGATCTGCGGAGTCAGCTCGACACCGCGAGGCGGACCTTCGGTGAAGCGTTCGTCAAAGGCAGCTTGGCTCCGGTCGGCCCGAACCGGCCGAACCGCCAGAAGCTCACCGAGCGTGAGGTCCGGGACATCCGGGAGGCGTACCGGGGTGGCATGAAGCAGAAGGATCTCGCCGACAACTACGGCGTGAACCCCGCCACCATCTCGCGCACCGTCCGGGGGATCTACCACTGATGGCCGATCGGATCCAGGTAGTGATCGCGCTGCCGCGTGATGAGGCGCTACCGATCGATGTGCAGGCTGTTGGCCTGCGGCGCATGGCGATTGACCTGATGAAGGAGGTCGCCGATGTCGAAGAGAACACCGTCCGGTACACGGGCGGCACCGACAACGCCACGATCAACTTCGGTGGCGAGATCGGACTCCTGACGACCTGGCAGCACAACCTGCTGGCTGCCCGGTTCGTCGCTGACGGCACGGCCAAGAAGGAGGTCGTCGGCCCAATCGTCCACAGGGACACAGTCACTCGCGTTCATTCGTCGGCCTCGGTCGAACGGAACCCGTACTAGGAGAAGCATGATCGAGCTGCGGCATGAGGTCCAAGGAGACCTCGTCACCATCAACGTCGTTGAACACCCAGAGGATCTGGACGGCTTCCGCGACTTCATCCGGGCTCATCAGAACTGCCTCGCCGTCGACACCGAAACCACCGGGCTGGACATCTACAGCGCCGACTTCCGTTGCCGCCTAGTCCAGTTCGGTACTCAGACCGAATCCTGGGTGCTGCCCATCGAGGATCTGGAGATGCTGGGGCGGGAGGAGGTGCATGAGGCGCTCGACGTGCTGAACAAGATCGTGATGCAGAACGCCTCGTACGACCTCCAGGTGCTCGACCGGTGCTTCGGGATCAAGATGGAGTCGCTCTGGCCTAAGATCCTGGACACGCAGATCCTGGCGAAGCTGGTGGACCCCCGGCCTTTCGGGGCCGGTGGGTTCGGCCACTCGCTGGAGGAGCTGATCGCGGAGTTCATCTCGAAGGAGCAGGCTGAGAACGTCAAGGGGCTCATGGCCAAGCTGGCCAAGGAGCACAAGACGACCAAGGCCAAGATCTGGTCGACCATCGACCTGTACCACCCGGAGTACCTGACGTACGCGGGGATGGACACGGTCTTCACGGCCCGGATCTGCAGTGCGCTGGCACCGCTGGTGCCCGACGTGAGCCGGCCGTTGGTGCCGTACGAGCACAAGATCTCCGAGATCTGCAGCTACATCGACCGGCGCGGGTTCCTGCTCGACGTGGAGTACTCGCAGCAGCTTGCCGACAAGTGGCTGGGGGAGCAGCAGGTCTGGGAGGCCGTGCTCCTCAACGAGTACGGGATCGAGAAGGTCAACGCGACCGAGGATGTCGCGGAGGCGTTCGAGGAGCTGGGACACAAGTTCACCGCGTTCACCGACTCCGGTAAGCGGAAGGTGGACAAGGGGTTCTACGCGGACATGATCGCTGCGGGAGGCGAGAAAGCTCACCTGGCCGAGATGGTCCAGGAGGCCAAGAAGCTCGGGAAGTGGCGCACGTCGTGGGTCCAGACGTTCCTGGACACTCGGGACTCCGAGGACCGGTGCCACACGTTCGTCAACCCGCTGCAGGCGCGGACCTCGCGCATGTCGATCACTGGCATCCCGGCGCAGACGCTGCCCGCGTCCGACTGGACGGTGCGTCGGTGCTTCCTCGCTGACCCCGGTCACGTCATGGCCTCGATCGACTACCAGGCGCAGGAGCTTCGCGTCCTGGCCGCGCTCTCGGGCGACCGGACGATGATCCAGGCGTTCAAGGACGGTGCGGACCTCCACCTGATGACAGCTCGCGCTGCCTTCGGGGACCACATCACCAAGGACGACCCGGAGCGGAAGTATGCCAAGACGGTGAACTTCGGCCGGGTCTACGGCGGTGGGGCCAACACGGTGGCCGAGCAGACTGGGATCTCGATCGAGACCGCGAAGCAGGTCGTGGACGGGTTCGACAAGGCGTATCCCGGAGTGACGCGGTACAGCCGCAAGCTCGCCAACGAGGCGAAGCGCAACGGGTACATCATCAACCCGATGGGCCGGCGGCTGCCGGTGGACCGCTCTCGGACGTACTCGGCGCTGAACTACCAGATCCAGTCCACGTCTCGGGATGTGACCTGCAAGGCGCTGATTCGCCTCCACGAAGCCGGATTCACCCCGTACCTACGTCTGCCCATCCACGACGAGATCGTCGCGTCTCTGCCCGCTGAGAAGGCCAACTGGGGCGCTCGCGAGATCGCTCGACTGATGGCCGAGGAGATGGGTCCGGTGCTGATCGGCACCGACCCCGAAGTTGGAAAGCGTTCGTGGGGCTCGCTCTACGGCGCTGATTACTGAGGAGGGCAACTTGACAGACACCAACTACCTGGAAGAAGCCAAGAGGGTGGCTCGTCGCCGTCGGATGACCTTCGACGCGGACTTCGAGCTGAAGGTGGCGCAGTTGAACGCGCTCATCGCAATCGCAGAACTACTGAAGGAGAAGAACTGATGGCACAAGCCAACGTAGTGCTGCCCGCACCGAACGGGAAGCTCACCGAGGAGCTGATGGGTCTGGCGATCCACAAGCTCAGCCAGCTAGGCACGATCGAGGGAGACGAGATCGGCGTCTACACCGCCGATGTCCCCGAAGGTCGGCCTCCCGGCTTCTACTTCGAGTTCCGGGCCAACATCATCCCGTACCTGGGTCGGCGCTGATGGCCGACGACGTAAAGGTCAACTGGGAGTTCGAGTTTCGTGTTCGGACTCCCGACGGCAAGGTGCTGACCCACAAGTCGTTCTCTGCGTTCGAGCACATGGCTCCGGTCTGGTTCGGGGGCCACGTCAACCAGGTCGTGGACCAGGTGTTCGAGGCCCTCACCAAGGAGGGGTACATCAACGATGCACCATTTTCCTGATGTCGTGGTGACAGACCGGGCCGTCTTCTTCGACGGCCAGGAGCTGCCCTGGTACATCGCCGAGGAGGGCATCACCTTCCAGGTGAGCAACACCGGAATCCACACGCTGACAGTCGATTTCCTTGTCGAGGATGTGGCGTTCAAGAGCCAGTGGGAGATCAACCACGACGGCGAGTGGGCGTGGCTGAAGCGGACGGTTGCCCTGGAGATGCGCGTGCAGCAGCGAGCGTTCGACCGAATCATGAAGGAGTTCGATGTACGAGGCTGAGGACCACGAGTTCTTCGACGTGCTGTACCAGCAGTGGTCGCACACCACGGAGGCCAAATCCCGCTACTGGGTGGTCGAGTTCGACGGTGACGAGCACCTGCAGTGGCAGGTCTTCGCTGTCGACCAGACCGACGGCAGCAAGCTGTGGCTCGGCTCATTCCACCGGGAGCAGGACGCGGACTTCGTCGCGGGTCTCCACGGAGCCCTCCCGGACCTGATCCGTCGACTGCACGACGCTACCGACGAGGCCGTCCGCAAGGACGAGGCCAACGACATCGCACAAGGCCAGCTCGCCGAGGCGCTGCTGGAGAACCAAGGGCTCAAGGCCCAAATCCTCGAACTGGAACGACAACTCGACAAGGAGACCTCATGAAGACCATCGCAGTCCTGCTGCTCGTCGTCGCTTTCGCCCTGGGCCTCACGGCCTGTGACGGTGGCGGCTCCGCACCCGGTTACACCGGCCCGAACGGCGTGATCTTCGTGCCCGCCGGGGGCGGCGTCAACGTGCCGATCTTCTTCTGATGAGTCGACCGGACTGGGACGAGTACTTCCTCGGGATCGCCACGGCAGCGGCCCAGCGATCGGACTGTGAAAGGAGCAAGGTTGGTGCAGTCGTCGTCAAGGACCGACGAGTTCGCGGAACTGGCTACAACGGAGCGCCTGCGGGAGCTGCAGGATGCAGTACGTGCCCTCGCCGACTCTCTGGGGCGGTTCCTGGAGTCAGTGACTACAGCAGCGGAGCAACTCGATGCGTGGCTGTCCACGCTGAGGCAAACGCACTGCTCTACTGCGACCGCGAAGACCTCATCGGAGCGACCCTCTACGTCACCCGAGAGCCCTGCTACGCCTGCTCGAACCTGATCGCTGCATCCGGGATCGAGCGCGTCGTCTACCCCAAGGAGAGCTGAATGCCGCAGAGAGCATCCATCCAACAGACCGCCGACTTCCTCGGCGTGAGCACCAAGACGGTGCGCCGCTACATCGCCGACGGCCGGCTCAAGGCCGTGCGGCTCGGCCCCAGGCTGATCCGCGTCGAACGTGACTCCGTCGAGGCGCTGATGCGCCCCATCGGTAAGTGAGCTACCCGGTAGCACCCTCTGGGCTCTGGAGGGGCTGGCTTCGTGCTGGCCCTTCTGGAGCCCTTTTTTTGTGCCTCCTAAATACATAGTCTGTCTATGTACTTTATGCCCGGTCGGGCGCAGTCAAGCTGCTTCGGCAAAACCCCTGGTCAGAAGAGGCTCTGAGATCGATTCTGAGCCACTTTCCTGGGCCTCCCGGTAGAGGAGGACCGTCAGATGCGTCGATGCGAGGAGCCACAACGGCGGAATCGCCGCGATCACCATCGCGATGAGCCCGTGAGGCTGGGCGTGGGCCACGTTGCCCGCGACCGACATCAGCGACGAGAGGATCAGCAGCGCCCAGGCGTACCAACCGTGTCGGCTCAGGGCCACGGTCGCCATCGTCGCGACGAGGATGCCTCCGTCGATAACGAGCGGGACCATCCACGACTGAGCCACTCCGTTGGCCGCTGACAGCTCGCTCAGCGCGGTGAAACTGAGGCTGAAGGCCAGACCGCCGACGGCGACGGTTCCGGCCGTTGCGACCTTAAGTGCGACCTTGTCACGTGAGAGAATCTTCACTGCACCAGCTCCGATCTGGTGTACCGCCCCTCGTCTGTTGCAGCAGGCGGGGGGCTTTCTTCGTCTGTCGGAGGTCGAAGGTAGCAGATGTGTCGCTGTATCCGGGCAGCATAAATGCAGGTCATTAGTGTCGCTCTAAGGTCGCGGCCCCCTCTCGGGGATCCGGTCCTCGGGCTAAAAACCACCTCTGACCTGTGGAGCGGGCGACGGGAATCGAACCCGCGTAGCTAGTTTGGAAGTAAGGGGGTCGGCGTGTCACATTCTCCCAGCTCAGACCCTGTTTTTAGCTCTGACCCTGTGCGACCTTGAAGTGGACAAAAATGCCTGTTCACGGACACGCAAAGACGTCTGAAGGTCGCAATAAGGTCGCATTCCGGTAGCCTGTTTCGCATGGCAGCAAGACGGAGAGGATGGGGATCGCTGCGGACCCAGCGCAGCGGTCGAGTGCAAGCGTCGTACGTCAGCCCGATCGACGGGCAGCGGTACTTCGGGCCGAGGAACTACGACAACCGGATGGACGCCGAAGCGTGGCTCGCGTCTGAGAAGCGGCTGATCGACAACGAGGAGTGGACCCCGCCGGCCGAGCGCGAGAAGAAGGCTGCGGCGAGTGCCATCACGGTCGAGGAGTACACCAAGAAGTGGATCGCCGAGCGAGACCTCGCTGGCGGCACCAAGGATCTCTACAGCACGCACGCTCGCAAGCGGATCTACCCGGTGTTGGGCGACACCCCGGTCGCCGAGATGACCCCCGCCCTTGTCCGGGCGTGGTGGGCCGGGATGGGTAAGCAGTACCCGACGGCACGGCGGCACGCCTACAACGTACTCCGGGCGGTCATGAATACCGCTGTAGAGGACAAGCTGGTGTCGGAGAACCCGTGCCGGATCGAGCAGAAGGCACCCGCTGAGCGCGACGTGGAAGCCCTCACACCGGAGGAGCTGGACGTAGTGGCCGGGGAGGTGTTCGAGCACTACCGCGTGGCCGTCTACATCCTGGCGTGGACCAGCCTGCGGTTCGGTGAGCTGATCGAGATCCGCCGCAAGGACATCGTGGATGACGGCGAGACGATGAAGCTCCGCGTGCGCCGGGGCGCGGCCCGCGTCGGCGAGAAGATCGTCGTCGGCAACACCAAGACCGTCAGGTCCAAGCGGCCGGTGACCGTGCCGCCTCACGTCGCGGCGATGATCCGCGAGCACATGGCTGACCGGACGAAGATGAACAAGGGGCCGGAAGCTCTCCTGGTGACCACCACGCGGGGGCAGCGGCTGTCGAAGTCTGCGTTCACTCGCTCGCTGAAGAAGGGCTACGCCAAGATCGGTCGACCGGACCTCCGCATCCACGACCTCCGGGCCGTGGGAGCCACGCTGGCGGCTCAGGCCGGTGCGACGACCAAGGAGCTGATGGTGCGCCTCGGGCACACGACTCCGCGCATGGCGATGAAGTACCAGATGGCCTCAGCAGCCCGTGACGAGGAGATAGCGAGGCGAATGTCGGAGCTGGCAGGGATTACCCCCTGAAACGCAAAAAGCCCCCCTCCCAAGGCCATACAGCCTCAAGAGGGGGGTTTCTTGTCACTCAGTCCACACGGTCCATTGGATCTTGGGCGTGTAGACGATCTGCAGATTGCGGATGCTGGGGTTGTCGATCATCGTCGGCAGGCTCGCCTCGTACCCGGCCCGAGCCTCTGCGAGGCTGGCTGCGGGAACTATGACCTCCACCCACGGACCATCGGGTGTCTGTTGGCCCTCGTACCGGAGGGCGTAGTCGTACTCCATCGTCCTCCTTAGTACGCCAGGAACCACGCCTGGCCACGGGCACCGGGACCACCGGCCAAACCGGTGATACCCACTGGGACCGTTGCGGCTGCGCCGCCGCCACCAGGTGCGTACCCGATACCACTTGGGGTGAGCTGCCTAGCGCCGCCGTCGTAGGTCCGGTCTCGGTACACCATGTCGGCAGGATTCGGGGACTTACCTCCGAAGTCCAGTTTCCTCGAATTGCCTCCAGCACCACCGGCAGCGATGAGCGTGCCACCGCCCGAGAAGGTGGCTGTGGTGTCGCCCCCTTTGCCGCCCGCGCCGGTCTGTCCGAAGATGTAACCAGGCCCTGCGGTACCACCAGCGCCGATGACGCCAGTGATCTGTGTGACCGCCCACGGGATGTCGACGCCACGCCTGAGCGTGGCCGTCACCCAGGAACCGCCGAAGCCGCCTTGGCCCCACGCAGTGGCGGAGCCCATGCCTTGTCCACCACCGCCAGCTCCGAGGAGAATCACGTCGATGAACTCGGCCTGTGCCGGGATGTTGTAGGTGTACGCGCCGACCGCCGTGACCGGAGTCAGCACCGGGTCGAACGCTGGCCACACCTGGTCGTTGCCGAGGCTGACCTTCAGGATGGGGACGGTGTTCCACGAGATGGCCCGAATGCCTTCGAGCCCTGACGAGATCCCCGCCATTACGCCGTCCTGAAGTACAGGGTGTTGGCGTCTTTCGTTGGGAGAGCTTGGAACTGGGCCTCAGTCCCGATCCAGATCGTCACAGAGTTCGGTATCGGAACGCCCGCGATTACCCGCACTGCGTTCACGGCTCCGAGACCCAGTGCTGCCACTGGGATGTCGGTGAGCGTGTTGTCAGCCCCGGAGATCGTCTTGTTCGTCAGCACGGCGGGAGCCGACATCTTCTGGGCATCCGACGTGTTGTCGACCAGGTGGAGCCCTACAGCGACCTTATTCAGCGGCTGCCACGTCTTGTCGCCGCGCCAGTACTGCGCGACGGTCCCTGCCGGGATAGCCGCCTCGGCACCGAGGTTGGCGCGGGCTTCGGCCGCGCTGGTAGCACCTGTGCCGCCGTTGGGGATCTGCAGGATGCCGACGACGCCGGTTTCGAGGTGGACCGAGCCGCCACCGAGACCGCTGGGGTCGTTGTCGTTGATCGTGACGCGGGTGACCGAACTCGGGGTGCCCTGGCCGAGGTTGCGGTTACGGGCCTGGCCTTCCCAGCCCCAGCGCCGGAAGCCAGCGCCGATAGCCGACCGGAGCCCGTCGTCGGACCACAGGGCCAGTCGAGAGCCGTTCTTGTAGAACTCGACCTTCTCGATGCCGTCGACCGTGCCAGCGACCAACGTGAAGATGGTCCCGGCTCCCCAGGAGCAGTTGAACGCCGAGCCGACGAAGTGGTCAGAGCCTCTACGCCGGTAGCCCAACTGCGCGAGGTTCGCGCCACCGACCTCGACATAGACCCCGTCGGTGATGCCGACCGTAGGCGCGTTGTCGTTGACGCGCAGCCACAACCGGATGTGTGAGCCGCCCCGGAAGAGGCCTGCAGCCTCACCGGGGATGGTGCCGACGACGAGCGTCATCTTCTGGTAGTCGGTGACCGTCTTCTCGTCGGCCGGGTCCGTACGGACGAACCGTGCGGTGTTCTGTGTGGCTCCCTGGTCGGTCCACTCGGCCTGATGGCCGTCCTTGATCGCGTAGTAGCCTCTGCCCGATCCGTAGCCGCCGCCGGTATAGAACTCGGCCCAGCCGGGGCCGACCGCCGTGGTGTTGACTCGCTCGAAGTCATCCCCGCCAGCGATGCCGGTGTGGTCCTGTGCGTCCAGGCGAGCCTGCAGCTCGGCGATGGCAGACGAGTTCGACTGAGTCGTACCGGCCAGCTCACCGATCTGCTCGGCCGGCTCAACGACGGTCTGGTCCTCGCCCGGGCTGCGCCCGGTCAGGGCCGACCAGAAGTGGTTCCACGTCTGCTGGAGCCCGGAGGCTACCTGGCTCGCGGTGTCCCGCAGCCACTCGATCTCGTCGCTGAGGTCGAAGATCCGGTCAAGCAGGTCGCCCTTGGGGTTGATGCCGAGGGCCTGCAGCAGCATGTCCACGATGGTCTGGATCGTGTTGTTCACGGTCTCCAGGGCGCTCGTCAGACCGTTGACCAGAGCCTGGGGGATCTCCCCGATGACCTCTCCGGGTTCGGTCAGCAGCCGCTGGAGGAACACCTGGAACTCTGCGAGCTTCAGGAACAGCGGACCTTCGCTGAGCGCGTCCATGATCGCATCGACAGCACCGGTAGCGGTGTCGAACGCGCCTTCGGCCCAGTCCGGGATCATCTCCTTGAACCTCTGCAGCGCCTCCAGAGGCAGCTTCAGCAGGTGCTCGCGGAGGAGGGTGATCGCGTTGTCGAGTCGGACAGGCGGCATCGTGAACAGCGACCGAATGATCTGCTCGGTGTAGTCCTGGCCGAAGCTGAAATCACCGCCGCCGATCTCGAATGCGCCGTCAGCTCCGATCGCTTCGAGTGGGTTGGTTGGGAATGTCAAGCGCACCTCTTTTCGTCACCAGCGATGCGTTCGCGGCGCTCGATGTTCAGCGCCTCATGTAGAAGTCGGATGTCCTCGCGGACCTCTTTGAACCCTCGGGTGATCTCGTCGCGGAGGTTCTCGTCGTGCGAGTTCGATACCTGGCTGTCGATCTTCTTGATCTTGAACCAGAACGGAAGCAACGCAGGCAGTACCGAACAGAACACGGCGAAGAACAAAAGTGCTGTCTCCCAAGGGTTATCGGGGTTGAATAGCTCCGTCACTCCACGACCTCGGCCATCGCTGGGCCGGGGCGGTCGTTCTTGATCCACCCGTCTCGTTCGTACTGTGCGAGCATCGCTCGGTTCTCCTGGTCTGTGAGCTTGCGAATGTCTGGGATACGCACGGGTTCTGGGTCGGGAGCGTCCTTCTCGGCCCACCTCGCTGCGTTGTTCATGTCGTGCCGCTGGCCTCGGAAGGCCGGCTGGAACTTGATCTGCTGGTCAGGAAGCTGACTGACGTGGATGTTGCCGTCCTCATCAGCCAGCTCCCGGAGCCAGTCGACATGCCGAAAGCCGCACTTCCACAAGTGCTCTGACCAATCCGCCAGGTACGCCGGATGCGTGATCGCCCCGACGCCTGCAATCAACGGGAGATTGCGGAGCGCCCAGACGACGTGCTGTCGCGGGTCGTTCGGATTGTGAGTCTCTTGTGACGGAATCATGCGGCGTGCCTTTCGGTTAGAGAATCCCCGCTTGTCCCATAGCGCCGTTGAAACGCTTGATCTCTTCGAGGATGTGCAGAGCTGGGTTCTTCGGTTCGCGGTATCCGATCTCGATCTCCAACGGCTTCATGCCGTCTTTGTCGATGCGGTACTTGACCTTTCGGATCCGCTCCACGAACAACTGATGCTCGACCGGGTAGCCGAGCACCGATGTGCCGACGCGATCTCCGATCCAGCAGTGCCCGTAGGGCTTTGGTGCGAAGATGTACGGTGCCGCGTCAGACACCTTGAGCGTGTGAGCCGTTCGGGCTCGGGTCTTGTGGATCTGGGCTGCGATGGCCGCGAACGCCGAGAGGGTGAACGCCTTCATCGGGCTGTCCACCATGTTCTCGTAGTAGTGGAAGTCGCCCAGGCCGGTGACGATGTCCTCAAGCCCCGCAATGGGAAGCGAGATACCCATCGCACGCAGCGTCGGGACTTCCATGAACGCGCCGAACACGTCGGAGTAGAGCGGGTTCAGGACCGCATCCATCAGACCGCCCAGCGGGGGCAGGTCGATCGCGCCACCGACCGCGCCGAGCACGGCGAGCTGGCTGTTGATGAACGAGGTCAGCAGATCGCCACCGATGTTCACCAGGGCCGAGATCCCCTCGTTGATGCCCGGAGCGGACTGTCCACCGGCCAGGAAGCTGGTGTCGGTTGCCTCGTAGTACGAGAACTCCGACGACTTGATCCCGGTCAGTGGCCCCTCTTCGAACACGACGTGCGGAGCCCTCGGGCTGGTGCCCAGGAACCACGGGGAGTAGTACTCGCCGGGGAACGTGTAGTCACCCGTGAATACGTCGACCCCTTCGACCTGGCCGTCTCCAGCCAGGTTGACGACCGCCCGGACGAACCCGGTGAGCCAGGAGCCGCCGAAGGCGGTCTCGGTGCCCCAGCCAGAGTTGTCCTCGATGTCCCAGACCACGCAGCCATCCCGAAGTGGGATGAGCTGCAACAGACCTTCGACGGGGTCGATGCCCCACAGACCCTTCAGGTCATCGAACGGGTGCGGGTCGCGGTCCTTGATGTACCGGCGACACGTCAGCGTGAGCTGGTGGTTCTCAAGGATCTGCTTCGCCGTGTCGTAGAACGTCCCGAACCGGCTGAACACCATCGTGATGGGCGAGTTGTCCAGCAGGAAGGGGAACGGCTTGACAATGTTCCGCCATTTGCTGGGGTTGAAGCTCGGCCCCATCCACTCCCAGATGTCCGTCGGATCGTCGGGGATCGTCCACAGGGACGTTTCCAGTCGCAGCAGGTTCACGAACAGCGTGACCAGCAAGCACCACTTGGCCGGCCCGAAGATGATCCAGATCTTGGGGAACTGCAGCTCAGGGCGCAGGAACGGGTTGCACCAGACACGGATGTGCTTGGTCTGCTCGAAGTCGTGCAAAAACACGATCTCCAGGTAGCAGTCCCCGGAGTCCTCCTTGACCACCCGGTAGTGGTCCATCATCCCGCTCCATCGAGCGCCTTGCTTCTCGACGTTGAGGATGACGTTGCGCTTTGCTCGACCCCGGTGGTTCATCACCCACTTGGCCAGGTAGTGGCTCAGCGAGAGCTGCAGCGTGGCTACGCCGGTCTCGTTCTCGATGAACTCCCACTCCAGCAGTCGCTCACCCGCGACGAGGCCGCGCAGACGGAAGTCGCCGTCGCGCAGCTCTACGTCCGGTGGCTTCAGTCGCTCCTGCTCGCGCTTGCAGCGCCGCAGTTGGATCTTCCGCCAGAGATCTTCAGCCTGGGCAACGCTCGTCAGGCCACTCATTCGAGACCCCAGCAGCGCGACCACGGCCTCGGGAGCCGAAGGGTAACCACTTGTCCCGGAGCGCATCCCGATGCGTCTATGACGAACTCACGCTCCTCTGTGTACGGGGGGATCATGTTGCGGAACCGGACACCGTTCATCCGCGCCCACACCGGGGAGCCCGACTCGGAGCTGATCTGCTCCTCGCGTCGGTCGGTGTCGATGATGCAGTTCTCGCCGTAGATCAACCCCGGCGTCTTGAGCCGGCGGTTGGCGAACTCCTCGTCCTCGAACGAGTAGTCCGGGATGACGAACTGCGTGAACGGAGCGGTCTCCCACGGGATCTCGACTCCCGGCGGGAACGGCCAGGGGAAGTCAGGGATCTTCTCGGTGGAGCCGGGAACGGTCCACTTCGGTGCGATGTACTGGTCGGTGGGGTTGAGCCCGCCCTGCTCGCGGCCGACCTTGATCCGCAGCGTCTCCTTGGGCAGTTCCTCCCACGGCCACGGCGGTGTCCAGAAGTTCGGGTCGAACCTGGTATCGGTCTTGGTCTTGACCGAGAACACTCGGTCGTCCTCGTACCAGAACGGGTCGTACGAGATGCACGACATCACCGTCAGGTTGATGGTGTTGCCACGCGGGTCGGTCTTCATCTCGACCTTGGGGGACTCGAACAGCGCCAGGTACAGGTACCGGGTACCGGAGTCCGGGGTGGTGACGTAGAGCTTGCAGACGCGGTTGAACGCCCATGCCTTACGCCACACGGAGTCTCGCGACAGCCAGGACCGTGGTCCCTGCTTCGCGTCGTTGAGGATCTGAACCCCGAAGACGATGTCGCGCTTCAGAACTCGGTGTCCCAGGTAGCGAGCACCGGGGTAGTTCCCCGGCTCTTCGTAGACGACCTTGACGGGAGGGTCGTAGAAACAACCCTCCACGTCTGTGGCCAGGAACACGCCCTGGTCACCGGTCGTCAAGTTGAAGCGCTCACCGTTGACACCTTCGAGTTCAACGATGGTGTCGGTGATCAATGGTTACCTCCTGGTGGATGTCAAGCTCGGCCCACGACCGACAGCGCGTTCTTGGATTCCTCGCGGTCCTTGATCGACAGCGCCTCATCGACAGAGCCGATCTGGAAGATGTACTGAATCCCCTCGGTGATGGCCTTGGAGATCGCACCGTCCCCGGAGATACCCAGGTCCGTAAGGAACTGCTTCCCAGTCGCTTTCGCGAAGTCGACCGGTGCGTTCATCAAGCCGGAAGCCGCCTTCACGAGCGGGTCATCGCCCGCTGCGCCGACGTAGTCCTCCTCGTTCTTGATGCGGTCCCTCTGGTACGCGAGGATGTCCTTCTGCGCCTTGATCTGGTCGAGCTGCGCCTGCAGCGCCGCACGGCCGGCCTTGTCCTCCTTGGGAATTGCGTTCTTCTCGACCTGGATCCGCTTGCGCTCCTGCTCCAGCGCAGCCGAGTACTGCTTCAATTCCTTGGTGCTGATACCAGCGAGGATCCCGGAGGGGTCCACGCCAGACTCCATCGCCTGAGACAGCTCAGCCGCCAGGGCCTTGGCCTTCTCGATGACGGGCTGGAACCCTTCCTCGAAGCCGTTGCCGAAGCCCTCGGCCGTGAACTGACCGATCTCAGCGAACACCCTTGACGGAGAGTGGATCCCGAGGAAGCCGGTCACAGCGTTCTTCACGCTGCTGGCCAGTTCCTTGGCCTTGCTCACCGCAGAGCTGATCATCGAACCGATGCCGTTGATCAGACCCTGGACGACGTTCTTGCCCGCCTCGATCAGCCAGGAGCCTGCGTCATCGAACCAGCTCTTGATCTTGCCGGGGAGCTGTCCGACGAAGTCGGAGACCTGCTGCACACCGCTGGACCAGGAGCCGACCCACTCGGCGACTGCGCCGACGCAGTCTGCCAGGACGCCAACCAGCCGGGAGATGCCACCGATCAGGAACGACGCGATGGACGCGCCAGCCTGCACCACGGCCGCAGCCAGGTTGATGACGATCTGGACCACCGGCACGATGACCGGCATCAGCTTGGTGAACGCCTGGACGATCTGAACCAGCGACGGAGCGAGCTGTGCGATCGCGGGGATCAGCGTCTGGAACGCTGGGATCAGCGACGAGATGATCGTCGGGGCCAACTGAATGACCGCACCTACGATCTGGCCGAACGCTTCCCCGATCTGGGGCAGGTACGGGCCGAGCGAGGTGACCAGCGTTTCGGAGAGCTGCTTGAAGCTGTCCACCAGCGTGGGCAGCATCGGCTGAATCGCCTGCAGCGCAGTGGTAAGCGCAGTGCCGAGGGTCTCAGCGACCACGGTCAGCACAGGCCCCAGAGCCTGCAGAGCGCCCGTCAGCATCGTGCCGAGGGTGTCGGCCAGCGTGGTGAACGCTGGCGTCAGCGCCGTGATGATCGGAGCGAGCTGAGTGCCCAGAGTCCCGAGGACGTTGCCGAGCAAGCTCGACACCGAAGTCAGCGCGGGCATCAGCGCGATGAACAGATCACCGATCCCGTTGACGAGCGTCGACAGCGGACCACCGAGCTGACCCATCGCCTGCAGACCGGACTCCATGAGCCGGTTGAACAGGTTCAGGATGCTGCCTAGGGTCTGCGAAAGCCCTTGCATGGCACCGTCGAACACGCCGTTGGACGTGACGCGGTTGACCATGTCGTTGAAACCGTTGGCGAACTCCTGCAGAGGAGCGAGGAGATGTCCGAACGCGTTGGCTCCTGCGTTGGACAACGTCAGGAACGCCTGCGTGCCGGTCGAGATGACCGGCCCGAGCCCGGTGAAGAACTCGCCAGTGCGGTCGAGGATGTTCTGGAGCTGCTGGAGCCCCGGACCCTGCGACACCACGTCGGTGAAGCCCTTGGCGATGTTCACTATGCCGGTGGCGACGTTCTGCAAGTTCGGGGTGAGGGTCGTCAGCAACCCACCGAGCTGCTGGAAGACCGGGGTGAGGCCAGTCTGGAACGTCGAGGAGACGGCGGTCTTGGCCGCTTCCAGCGCGGGCATCATGGTCTCGGCTGCCGCCTTGATGCCGTCCATGCCGAGTGCGACCACACCGGCTCCAGCGCCGAACGCTGACAGCAGCGACGGCAGGCCAGCCAGTAGGCCAGCCACCAAGCCGACAAGCGGCGCGGCGATGGCGACGATCCCGACGCCGATCCACGCTGTGCGGGTCAGATCCAGGAACGACTTGCCCAGGTGCTGAACCTGAGACGACGCCTTCGCGGCGTCATCACCAAGACTGCTCAGTCCCTTCTTACCGCCGAGCAGGCGGCTCAGGAAGCCGCCCTTGGTGTCCTTGTCGACGTTGACATCGACGGGGATGTTGACACCTCGGGCAGCCTCGGTCTTGAGCTGCATCATCAGCCGCTTGAAGTCGGCCTTGGCCTGGGCCGCGTTCAGGTCGGCGTTGACCGGAACGTCGGCCGACAGCTCCCGCTCGATCTTCTCCAGATCGGTCTTCAGCTCACGACGGAACTCTTTGGTGTTGGGGCTGACCTTGACGGAGATCCGTGCGACCTCTACGCCAGCACTATTCGGCATTCGCCTCCTCCCTTTCCCTCTTCTCTCGCGCAGCCTTCTTCGCGGCCACTACCATCGCGGCGAACGAACCTGGCTTCGGCGTTGTCTTCTCAAAGTCGTCGGGACGCGGGTATGCCTTGGGTGCCTTCGGCTTTGGCTTCTTCGGATCCCGGTTGGCCATCAGGAGGATGTGGTTGCCCGCCTGGACTGCGTCGTAGATGTCCGCGAGCGCGTACCGGTCCTCATCCCAACCTCGGTACTGCTGACCACCTCGACGCTCCGCGTAGAACGCGCCTGTCTTCGGGAGGTGAATCACCAGATTCAGGACGTACCTGGGGGACAGCGGATCTTCATCTCTGAACAGATCGCGCAGGTCGACCCCGTGGTACTCGGACAAGTCGGAGAGAATCGCCCCGCCGAACTTGTCGATCAGCTCGGCGAGGGCGCGGCTTCCCCCAGTTGCGTCTCCACCATCCAGGTCCGCAGTACGGTCGCGTACAGCTCGGCCCGGATCCTGGGATCCTCTTCCTCGTCCAGCGCGGCGATCAGCTTCTTGGGCTTCGTGGCGATCAGCCGGAAGACCTTGGCGACGATCTCGCAAATGCGGAGCGAGTACTCGTCCACCAGCTCCTCGGCCTCCTCGTCGTCCTCGTCAATGTCGGGGATGTCCTCGACCTCCTTGACGGCCTCGACCACGGCTTCGCGGGCCTTCTGGCCCAGCTTCAGCAGCGGCTTCAGCTCGACGGTCACATCTTCGGAGATCCCGATCGTGACGGGCTCGTACTTCTTCTTGACCTCTTCGCGGAATGCGTCGATCGTGAATACGTTTGTCATGGCGAACCTTTCAGAGTGTGTGGCGGGCTAGATGGCGGGAGGAGGGGGAGGCAAGGCCCGCCAAGGAAACCTCCCCCTCCGGGGTAGACAGCCTGGTGGCTGTCAAGTTTGGGTCAGGCTCCACCGCCCGGCGAGAGGCCGAACAGATCCTCGTTGATCCACGAGAACGGAAGCTCGTCTTCGTGGTCGAGGTAGGTGAAGCGAACCGGCAGTGCGGCAAGGTCATCGATCGGCAGCTCGATCGCGTCGTCGCGACGGACACCGGCCTTGTGGGCGTGGTGGCCAAGGCGCATGTCGCCGTCTTCGATCACGACCAGGACCGCCTTCTCGTTGGTCTGGCCGGTCTTCACACCGAACACACCGGGGGTCGTGGAGGCGTTCGGGCCGTAGTACAGGCCGAGCGACTGCTCATCGAACTGGTGCAGCAGGACCACGACGTAGTCGATCGGATCCTCGGTGGTGATCTCGCGGAGCTTCTTCTTCTGCCAGGAGCCCTTGACCTCGGAATCGCCGCCCTCGAAGCCGAACTCGGGGAGCGTGCCTCGGCTGGTGTGGCCGACGCTCGACCAGCCGGTGGCTCCAGTCCAGGTCGACGGGTCGGACAGGTCGATGGTCTTCAGTTCGGCCGGCGTAGGTGCAGCGGTGCCTGCTTCGGCGACGTACACATACCCGACCGCAGCAGTCAAAACTGCATCGTCGTTTTCTGCCATGTGGCTACCTTTCGGTTAGGTGGTGGATCTCGGTGTGCGGACGCCGAGCCTGATCAGGCCCTGGATTCGCCAGGAGTCCTGGTAGAGGGAGCTGAACTGGGTGGCGCCCATCGTTTCGAAGATCGAACTCAAATACCCTGCGGGAGTTTGTGTTCCGTTCTTCACCGCGTCGTACAGCACCTCAAGTGCTGTCTCGTACAGCTCCTCGCATTCGATGAGCCCGTCAGTGGAGTACGCCGACATCTCGACCACCGGCAGCGAGTGCAGCTTCGGGGCGTTGGCGTTCCTGATCCCGCCGATGCGGCGGATGTTGATCATCGGGAACTCACGGAAGTCGATGTCGGGAACCCAGGTCACAATCGTGACCCCGGCGAGTCGAGGGTCTTCTCGGAGGATCGGAGCAACCACACTTTGTACTCGGGGCATCGCCCCCATGTGTCCTCCTTACGAGACGGTGCCGCCGATGGCGGCTCGGGTCAGGATGTATTCGGGGTCAGGCGGTTTCGTGTCGGTGCCCGCGAAGAACCCGGACGGGGCGTGGCCGAACTCAAGGGCGAACGCGTTGGGCGCGTGCAGGACCGTGTGGAAGTCCACATCGCCGTCGACCTCTTCGATCGATGCCGGGAAGTACCCCTCTTTGGTGATACGGGTCGTCTTGTTCGCTCTGGCCAGGTTGGTTCGAGCACGGCGGGTGACGCCGTCTCGCTCCTCCTTGACCCGCTTGCGGACATCGACGTGCCTGGCCGCGACCTTGTTCGCGTTCGCGTAGACCTTCGCCATCAGAACCTCTTGATCGTGTAGTCGACCCGCGCCAGTGCGGGCGATGAGTCGTACTCGGTGGCGTCTCCAAAGAGCGCCCACCGCTGGCCCTTCCACTCGATCTGGGTCTGAGCGCCGAGGATCCCGTGCTCCTTGGTGAAGGAGCGAGGGAACCGCATCCGGTAGACCTTCTCGGTCGTGAACCCCCCGTTGTCCTGCTCAGCACGTCGTGCCGACGTACCGGACTGGTTGGCGACCTGGAAGCGTGCGATCGCTTGGATCGGGGTCTTCGACGGCTGGGTCTTCTTGTTCCCGTCCGCGTCGATGACCAGCTCTTCGGGGTAGACGAGCACCGGCTGGTACCGGGCTCCGGTATCGAGGAGGCTCATCAGATGTACGTCGCTTTCGGCTTGGGCTGGCGAGAGACGTTGCCGAACTCGATGCGCCAGTCGTGGACGCAGTAGCAGACCGGAGGATCCGCTTCGTGGTCGCACATCGCGGCGTCGACTTGGTCAGGTGTGACCGCCAGGAGAAACCCCGGCGGGTACTTGATCGGAGCCCGCTGAACGTCGCTGGCGCTCATGTCGGCATCACGATGTTCGGGACGAGGGTGGACATGCGCGAGAGTCGGTTGACTCCCAAGGTCGTCCACTCTTCGTCAAGGATGACGAGCTTGCCCTGAGACAGATCAGCCTGGAGCTGGTAGGTGTACGCCCCGTCGGTCTCCGAGAGGTAGCCCTCCGGGTTACGCACCAGACGCAGCACCGCGTCGGCCTCGATGTCGATCAGATCGGCCCGGAAGATGTCCGAAGACACCCTGGCGTCCAGATCTGGGATCCGACGCCGGATCATGCGCTCGACCTGTTCGAGTCGGCGCTCGATCAGCGCCATGACTTCTGGCTCAGGCTCCTTGGCCCACAACGTCACAACGTCGTCAGCGGTCGCGTAGGCCATGTGTTACTCCTCGGTCGCAGGCTCCTGCTTCGGAGCGGGTTTGGGTTTGGTGGTGCGAGGCTTCCGAGGACGCTTCCAACCGCCAGCCGCGATCAGGCGCTGGGCGTACTCGTCGGAGACCTCCGCGAACCCACCGTTGACGGTGGATTGGATCCGCATGAAGTCCTCTCAGACACCCCAGGAAGGGGCCGCGTGAACGGCCCCCTCCCGGTGGATGTCAAGTTAGGCTCAGCCCTCGCCGCCGCCGCTGACCACGTTGGTCAGAGCGACGAACGCCTCGGCGTCGTTGCAGTGGAACGCGTACTCAGCCTCGACACGGACTGCGACGAGGTTGTGCTGCCACAGCGAGACGAAGTTCGGGCTCTCGACGGTGCCCAGGTTCAGGGTCGCCTGATCCGTCACGTCGAAGGACAGACCGCCGATCTGGCCCCAGATGAGCTGGGAGAAGTCACCCATGAAGCCGACCGTGGTGCCCTCCACGACGTGGTCGCTGAGGATGGTCGGACGGGCGACGATCCGGCCCGAACGGAACGGGCTCGCGGCCTCACCGTAGGTCGACTCGATGAACAGCGGGCGACCGTTCTGGTCCTTCGCGCCGTTCAGGATCGGCTCGGTGATGTCGTCCAGAAGGGTGTGGGTCCACTTCTTGCCGTCGTTCACCAGCAGGCTCAGGCCGTTCACGGCCACCTGGTCGTACACGGTCGTGGCACCGGTGGTGTCAGCAATCGAGATGGCCTTGGTGGTCTGACCGATGTAGGTCGGGAACGGGCTGTCGGTGCCGTGCATCGCCGCGCCGTCGAACGCCATCGCGAAGGCGGTCGCCACCTTGGTACGCATGGTTCCCAGGTAGTTGGCGGGGTTGGCACGGACGGTCTCCGCAGACGCCACGAAGATCGTCGCGATCTTGTGGGGCGCGATGGTCTGCGAAGTCATGTTGCCCTTGGTGATGGGCTTCATGTCACCCTCACCGATCCACTGGGCACTCACGTCGCCGACCCAGTGCGGGATCTTCTGGCCCGTGGTACCCATCGGCACCTTCTGGGCGAACTGCTGGACGATCGAGGTCTTCTCGGCCTCGGCGAAGTAGTCCTTCGCCTGCTCGGGCTCCAGGTAGCCCTTGAACATGGTATCGCCGGTCTGGGCGATCTGAGCGTGATCAACTGCGAAAGCAGTGCCTGCGGCCATCTGCTAATCTCCTTGTCTAGGAATGGGTTTCAGCTCGACATCACTTGATGCCGAGAACGCCCTTCATGGCGTTGAGGATCGGGTCACCGTTGAGCGGCAGTTCCTGCCGACCACCGAAGCCCTGGGTGGGGTCGAAACCGGAAACCGGCTTCTTGTCGAAACCGCCGATCAGTTCGAGGTTCTTCTTCGCGGACTCGGCGATCGAGTCGGCGTCCTCGCCCTGCAAGATGTCAACGAACGCGAGCACCTTGTCGCTGGGAACCTTTGCGGCAAGCGAGGTCTCCAGCTTCTGCAGCCGGATCCAAGCCTGTCCCAGCTCGTTCTCCAGCTCGGTGATTCGAGTGTCGCGAGCAGCGAGTTCAGCGGTGTGAGCGTCGTTCGCCGCCTTGACTGCGGCTTCGACTGCGTCCTTCTTGGCAACCCGAGCAGCAGCGGCCTCCTGGCGAAGCTCCTTGACGTATGCCTCGTCGTAGGTCTTCGGAGTCGGTTCCAGCGGCTTGTCAGTGACCACCGGGGTCGGGTCGCCGGCCGGAGTGCCTTCGGTAGTTGCGGTGTCGGACATGTGTTTTCGCCTCCTGGGCATGGTTGATGAACCCACCTGGGGTTCGGGGGATTACGCAGCGAGTGCGTAGTCGGACATTGCGAACTCGCCGCGATACAAGCGGCGACGGAGAGCGTTGATCGTCTCCTTGTTCTCGTTTTTGGAGCGGGCCTTGCCAGATGCAATGAGCTGGCTGGCTTCTTTCCCAGCGTCGATCCAGAGCTGCAGAGCGCGTTCCTGTGCGGCCTTTCCGGGCCAGTTCTCCACGTCGAAGACAGGCACCACCAGGCAGTCGCACCCTGCGTGCCACTCCTCGATGTGGGGCTTGGTCTCTTCGCGGAACTTCTCCAGATCGCGGCCAGCCTCGTTCCAGAGGTCGACCACGGTCTCGGTGTCGAGGTGAAGACCCCCGCTATCCGCCGAAAGGTACTCGGGGCCACGGGAAATCAGCATCAGACACCAGGCGCATGTTTCGCGCCCGGTGGCGACCCTCGCCCAGCCCTTCACGATCTTAGGAGCTGGGTCGTTCTTGACAGCGCCGATGATCTGTCGGCGACCTGCCATCTCCACTTCGCGCACTGTCGCCAAGGTCAGCTTGGTGACCGCAGCTTGAGGAGAGTCGGCCTGCGACAACCCCTTTCGTGCGGGCTCCATGTTCCTGACGAACCACTCCCACTGGAGGTCGCTCCGCAACCTCTCGTTGCGGGGAAGCTCCGGGTGGTGGAGTCTGCGCTGGGAGTCGTAGAAGTCCCGGCCCAGGTCGGCAGCTTCCGCATACCGACGCTGGACCTCTGGGAACAACACCTGCAGTAGCCGCAGCCACTCCGCGATGGAGAGAGCTGGGCGGATGAAGAGACTGGCGAACCGCTGGACGTACCCGGCGAGCCCCGCAGTGATCACGGCCTGGGCCGCTGCATACTGCTCAGGCGTCAGGCGGAATCACCCCCTTCGATGGCCGGTTGTGGCTTGGGAGCTGGCGTGGGGTTGGGGGAGCCTGGGACCGTCGGGTCGGCGTCGACCATCGTGCCCAGCAGGCCGAGGCCCATCGCGGCCTCTTCCTCGTCCCAGCGGCGCATCTCCTCGCGCTCGGCGATGGAGTAGCCCATGTCCTTGCGAGCCCGCTCACGCGGGATCACGCCCTGGCCGTTGCCATAGAGCTTCGTGGCGGCGTCAGCCTTCGCGGCGTACGTCGGGGTGCTCGGGTCACGCCAGACCGTCTCCATGCGGAGCATGTCCGGGGGAACGTCGCCACCCTTCATCAGCCGGTAGGCCAGGCGCATCGCCTCTTCCCACGCACCGCCGAAGATCGCGTTCTTCCGCTCGACCTTCTTGATCAGGCGGCTCTCTGCGGCCCTGATGGCCTCAGCGGAGGCCGGATTGTCAGCGGCGGTACTCAGGTACTGGGGAGGGAGTCCCGTGTACGCAGCGACCTGTTTGGCGATCTGATCGAGTGCGTTGGTGAAGTTGGCCAGCTCGGCTGCCGAGAACTGCTGGATCTTGCCTTCGGCGTCCTCGAACGCCAGGATGCGGGCGAGGTACGCGTCGAACAGCGTCTGTCCGGTCTCGGGGTCTACGCCGATCTCTTCGGGCTTGATGCCGAAGATCAGTCGCTGGGGCACGCCCATCAGCTCCGCAGTCGCCTGCATCAGCATCAGGATTCGAGCCGCCGCGTCGGTCATCGACCGAAGCTCCGGGGTGATCTCAGAGGTGCCGTACAGGTCCGAGAGCCGGGTCCGGTTCGGAAGCGGGACCACCGGGACCGCGCCGAGCCCGTGGGGGTCGCTAAACCACTCCACCCACTCGCCTTCGGCCCGGAACCACCCGAACGTCTCGTTGGGGGTGTAGAGCGTGGCAGCCTGGATCTCGTTGCCCTCTGCGTCGTACGCGACACGAATTGCCTTGGCCGGCCGACCGATCCGAGGATCGATCTCGGCGTACATGCGCGTCGGGGGCTCCACCCGGATCAGCGGGACGTTCGGATCCCACCCAAGGTCGATCTGGGGGTCAGGGCGGCTGATCGTGATGTACGACCGGCCGTGGACGTAAGCGTCGGTGTAGCCCAGCGGGGCCTCGATGTCGAGGTTGTTCGCCTGCCACCACTGCCACAGCTCTTCGTCCGCCTCGTCGGCGTCCCCGAGCCGGAAACCCTCGACAGCCTGTCGCTCTGCGATCGAGTCGACGTACAGCCGGGGGTATCCGACGTGAGCCAGCAGTGACTGCATCTGGACGGGCACCGTGACGCCGATGGCCTCTGGTCGGCGCTCAGCCTCGTAGTAGCTGGTGTTCGATCGGAGGTTCTGGTTCTGGTCCTCGAACGCCGAGACCATCTCGTCTCGGGCGATCGCCGGATCAGCGATCTCCTCCTGTCCGGGGAGCGGGGCTGTCATCGGACGGCCACCACCCGGCCCGTGCGGGCCTTCTTGCTCATGAGGTAGTCCTGTCTCGCCCCGAACGCGAGGACAGCGCAGACTGCAGCGTCGATCTTCTTGCTGGAGTCCTTGGTGACCTTGCGAATCGCGATGGCGTCGTAGGTAGTTGGGTGTCGTTTGGCGTTCAGGACGTGCTGCCGAAGCACCGGGTTGCCGTCGTGCCAGACCTCGCCTTCGAGGACCGCGTCCTCCAGGCGCTCACAGTCGAACGCGAATCGCTTCTGCTGACCGCGCATGTCGAACGCCACCGGGTTGTTCGGGCTGGCGTTGACCTTGAGCTTCTTCTTGTAGGTCCGGCCCCAGGAGTCGACGTATGCCTCGAACTCCTTCACGTCGGCGCGGAACGCGACCACGTCGTACCGGGAGAACGCGGAATGCACTGCAGCGTCCACGAACTCGCGGGGCACTTCGCCGCCGTACTTCTGGGGATCCCAGATGTCGATGACGAACAGCAGGCCGTCGGAGACCCGGCAGCCGACCAGAGCCGTCCAGTCGTTGGACTTGGACCCGTCGAACCCGAGGGTGATCTTCTGGCCCCGGTCCAGCGGAGCCAGCTCGAAGCCCATCTTGTCGAGGTACTTGTCCGGGTCGGCGAAGCAGCGGTTCCACTCCTGCGGTGACAGCCAGGAGTCCTCGGCCGCGTTGACCTGGTTGAGGAACTTGCGCCGTGACTCGGTGATCGAGTTCTTGGTCGACAGGATCGACTTGATGATGTCGTCAATCGGCAGCCACGTGGAGTCGCCTCGGGCGATCAACAGCCCCTCGCGGAGCTTCTCGATGCCCTCCCGGAACCCGTCGGGATTCTCCTTCTCAGAAGGGATCTCGGAGATCGGGGTGTCGGCCGGCGCTTCGAGAGCGTCGTACATCATGCCTGTGTCGACGGACTTCCCGGACTGCACGTCCTGCCACTCGACGTACGCCTTCTCGGCGACCGTCTCGGTGCCGGGGATGTGGGCGTTGCAGATCGACAGGGTGCGAGAGCCCTCGACCTTGGTCATGTTGCCTTCGATGACCTCGGCCATCGCGTGGCCTTCGTTGGCCTTGCCGTCAGGCCCCTGGCCCCACCACTGGGTCTCGTTCTGAACGACGAACGTCGGGCGGTTACCCTCCATCGATGCTGGTGAGGAGGTTGCTGCCTCGATGCGGCCACCGGCCGCGGAGTAGATGATGAACCGGTTGACATCGAGTCCGTACTCGGTCTTCAGCTTCTTGCTGATCATCACCGGGAACAGCGAGAACGTGTTCTTCGTCTGGTCCTGGCTGACGGCCGCGACGGTGATCCACGCTGCGGGGCGCGGCTTGCCGATCGCCTGACCGGTCTCATCGAAGTGTGAGAATGCTACTGGGCCACAGAGTTCGGCGAGACACAGCGCGGCGGTGAACGGGTCTTTGCCCCATCCCTTGAGCCGCCGGATCACGCCTTCGCGGTAGACGTACTGGCCCTTCTCGTCTACGGCGTACCACCAGAGGACCAGGCGTACCTGCTCGTCGGTGGGGATGAACATGTTCTCGTTCTCAAGCAGTCCTGCTTCGGACAGCGAGATCAAAACCTTGAGGCGGTTCGGATCGTCATGTCCCCCAGGGGTATTGACGTACTCCGACAGCCATTTCAAGACGCCCCATCCAAGGGTCATCTTGGGATCCGGCAGATGCCAATCTCCGTCGACCGTCTTCTGCCATGACGGGCCGATAATGTGAGGCGGAGACGGGGCAAGCTCCGGGTGGTGATTGTCGAGGCTCACCCCGCCTCCTTTCTCAGATCTGTCGTAGGAACTCGACCGCCGGGTAGCGGTTGTAGAGGTGCGGCCACTTGTCGCCCATACGAGAGCGGGCGAAGAACGTGAGGGCGTCGATGATGGCTCCCGCCAACGCAATTCCCTCGGTGATCGGACGCTGGCCAAGCTCGATGAGCTGGGCTACCACGGAGTCCCGGCCACCGATGAAGCCGCTGGCCTTCATCACGATCCGGCCGATGGCGACCTCGTATTCGTGCAGGTCGTCCTCTTTGATGGAGGCGTACATGTCACCGTCGTGGGCGTAGTCGCGGACCTCGAAGCCGTACTGCTCCAGGTTTTCGAGCCGGTCCTCGAGGATTCCGAGGGTGTCAGGGGCAGCGACCGGGTGGATCCACTCGTCAGAGTGGGCAAAGCCCTTCTGCCGCATGGGATTACCCCAGAAGATGACCTTCTTGAGCCGGTGCAGGAACCTGTGGAGCCTGCCCGTCGGAGGCAGGATGTGGTGCTTGAGCACCTGGCCAACCACGATGGCTCCCTGCGAGTAACCCGCCATCGCGAAGTCCGCGTAGGGGTCCGCGTCCAGCTTCAGCTCGATCTGCAGGATCAGCTCGGCGACACCCTTCTCGACCGACGGCCACATCGGGAAGGCCGCAGCGGGGTAGTTGCCGATGGGCTGCCACCGGTAGATGTCAAGTACGTCGCGTGCCGTATCGGCAGGCAGGCCAGGCCCGAGGGGATCGGGCTGGCCCGTGCCGTGAACGGTGAACAGCCAGGGCTTGCTCATCGGTTCCAGGGCTGCGTGTGCGGGTCGAACGGCTGGCTGTAGGCCGGTTGGATGCCGTTGAGGATCTGGCTGGCCAGCGGGCCGAGCTGGGGGACCGCGCCGTTGACAGCGGACTCCAGAGCCTGCTTGACGCGCTCGACCTCAGCCTCAGCGTTCTGCTTGGCCGCGAGCACCTGCTCGACGCCCCTGGTGACCTGATCCACCGGGGAGGTGGTCAGCGTGCCATCCTTGCGCTGCTGGTTGACCTTGACAGCGGCCGTGGCCGGTGCGGCTGCGCCGACCAGGTTGAGAGCGCCAGCGACGATGTCGCCGATGTTCGCGGCTGCGCCCGCGTCGATCCCGCCCCAGATCAGGGCGATGCCCAGGATGCCGGGGACGAGAGTGCCGACGTAGTAGAGCGTTTCACGGATCTTGGGGCTCATAGGGCTCCATTCCTGGCGATGTACGCCTGTAGGTACTCGGGGTTGGCTGCCTCGATCTGGGCCAGCACGTTCCGAGCGCGTGCGATGAACTCGGGGGAGCGATCCCTACCAAGTCCCTTGGCGGCGCGGACAACTCGCTCCAGCTCGCGGAGGTCACCGGCTCGCGCCGATTCCTCGACGTAGCGGGCGTGCCCCATGCCGTCGCCGTTCTTGATCAGCTCATGGAGCTGCCAGAGGTTGCTCCGGGGCTCCGAGCCGTCCGGGTTCTGCGGGTCGCCGTAGGGGGACTGCGTCACGACGGTGTTGAACAGCGCCCCGTGGATCTCGCGGATGAACCGCTGAATCGTTGGATCAGCCAATTCGTCGTCATCTCCGATCAGAGTCAGTAGTTGGTCGCCCACAGCGAGGGCCAGGTTGTACCGGCGTCGGCGGTCATCGAGGTTGGTGAGCCCGCCGTTGATCCGGCGCGTGACCGTTTCGAGGTCGCGGCGGTCGCTGAGTGCGTTGATGTCTGGGCGCTCGACGGTCCAGTACCAGGCGGCACCGATGCCTGCCCAGCGCAGCTCCGACAGCTCCAGCGGGTGAACCACGAAGTAGTCGGGCGTGGGGACCAGGCCCCTGCCGTGAGCCCACCGGGAGAAGTCCCGGTAGTTGTCCTTGCCCGTGATCATGATCCAGGACCGGCCCTTGTAGAGCCGACCGTCTCCGTCGACCTCCGGGGTGTTGCCGAGGTCGGTTCGGGTGTCGTAGGCGTCCCCGCTGGCGTACTCCGCAGTGGCCTTGAAATCGTCTGACTCATGGCCGATCTGGGCGAGCCACATCGCGATGCGATTCGGGTTGGTGCAGTCGGCCTGGATGAGGCCGTCACGCACGGCCGGCAGCAGTGCTACCGCTCGGTTGTACGCGAGACCCGTTGCGCGAGCGAGGATTTCGGCAGCGTCGACACTCTGCGTCGGGCCGTCTTCAAGCTTCGCGTCCAGGTACCAGAAGTCGTGGAAGAGCGGGTCGTTCCAGGCGCGTGCGCCGTCGTAGAGGAACACCCCCACGCCGTTGACTTCTCCTCGGGACTCCCAGTCGACGCCTCGTTGCGAGACCTTCACCGGGCCACCGGGGATGTCCATCGTCATCAGCGTGCAAGCGGTGTGCGAGTACCGGCCCCCGCCGCCGTGCTGGAGCCCGACGAGCATGACCGGGGTGAATCCCAGGGCCGCAACGCCTCCCGGAGGGAGTCGCCTGAACCCGAGGTCGTAGACGATCTTGTGGTCGAGCCGGAAGCTCTCAGTCGAGCCGTACCGGTTTCCGATCCAGTCCTTCCGACCGCCGTACCAGGCTGCCGTCTGCAGAACCAGACCCGAGCAGTCGGTGGTGTCTCGGGGGTTGAGTGTGAACGCCCCGCCGTAGCCGTACCTGTTGCCAGCGCGAGCGCGGCACATGTCGTGGACCCACTGCGCGTGGTCGCGTGTGACTATGAGCGTCATGGGTTCCTTTCGTGGTGGCTGTCAAGTCGCGAGAGCAGGACTCGAACCTGCGAAGCCGAAGCGTCTGATTTACAGTCAGATCCCGTTGCCGCTTGGGTATCTCGCGTTTGTAGTCCCTGCGGGATTCGAACCCGCGATCTTCTGGGTGAGGGCCAGGTGAGTTATCCGCTACTCCAAGGGACCGAAAGACCCAGCCCCACAAGGGAACTGGGTGGGTGCTCCCCGCCAAGGACTCGAACCTCAATTACCTGGTCCAGAGCCAGGCGTCTTACCGATTAGACGAACGGGGAAGGGTGGTGGCATACACGCCAGGAGTCGAACCTGGAACCGGCGGCTTTGGAGACCGCTGCTCTACCAATTGAGCTACGTGTACTTGGTGCGGGGGCTCCCCACGCTCTGGGGAACCGCCCGCTTGGCTGACGAGGAAGGACTCGAACCTTCAACCGTCCGGTTAACAGCCGGATGCTCTGCCATTGAGCTACACGTCAGTGGTGCGCCTACCGGGGTTGCCGGTAGACGACGCCGAGTTGTTTGGGGTCACCGCCGGCCGCTTCGCCGGTCGGCAGATGAACCAACTGCCAGCGGCAGCGGTTCGGGATCTTGTCGGCCTCTTCGGACTCGACCTTGATCGAGGCGGTCACGCCGTCGATCGTGAACGGCCAGATGGTCAGGCGGTCCTTGCCTGGCTCGACCACCGAGACGGTGATGGCCTTCGAGGTGCCCGTGAGACCGGCCGCGTTCGCCGTGGAGGCGGGTACCGGCGTCTCGGCCAGCTCGCCGACGAACTCGATGTCGTAGGTCCGGTTCCAGTAGAAGTCGACGTTGACGGTGTTCACCGCGCCGATCAGCCCGGAGAAGCCGTTGAAGAAGTTCTTGACCGCCGTCGAGGTCACGCCGACCGCGAAGGTGACGACGCCGACCTCATCGAACGAGCGCCGCGAGGTCACCTTGAGCTGGAAGTTCAGGGTGTCGGTGACCGTCATCTCCACGTCGACCCCGAGGAGCTGGTCGAACGCATCGAAGAAGTCGTTCGTGGCCTTGTTGATCGTGTTGACCAACTGCTCGGTCAGCGGCTTGCGGGCGTTCAGGTTGAAGTTCAGCGTCCACGCGGGGAACAGCGAGACCGGATGCACCAGGCCGTTACCGGCCCCGAGCGCCGCGTCGATGGCGTCCTGGATGTCACCGGCCAGACCCTGCGGGTTCTCGGACACGTCGTTGTAGTCGATGGCCGGGGTGTCGGTGCCGTTGAGGTTCAGGGTGTACGTGCCACCTGTGGCCCCGGTGATGTACACCTGGTGCAGCGCGTTGTGCTCGCCGCCGGTCTCCAGTTCGAGGAACAGGTCGCCCGCAGGCCAGGGGGTGGGCTGCTTGGTGACCGGGTCGAGGTGGGGGATCGACCAGCGGAAGTCGCGGCCGGTGACCAGGCAGAGCATCTCCAGGTCGAACGGGTTGCCGAGGTCGGCCATGCGGATCCTTTCAAGTTCGGAGGGTCAACCCCCGGCGGGGGAGCAGTCGGTAGCGGCAACCGCTCAGAACCCCGCCAGGGGGACCATCACCCCCCGCCGCTCGCCTTGGCGAGGCGCTGCTTGAGCACGTCGGTCACGTCAACGACCTTCCCGCCGGTCGGGTCGGCGGGTGCCCGCTCGATCTCCAGGCGGACCCGTCGCCGGTCGCCTTCGGTCAGCAGCAGTGCGGAGAGCATCTGGTTGATCGCGGTCAGCTTCATCGCACCGATGGGCTTGCCCTGGTGCTTGGCCGCGATGAGTTCTTGGTTCAGTGTGTAGAGAGCGAGGCGAGCGAACTGCCAGTCGGTCGGTTCGTAGAACTTCACGGCTGCCGATTGCTTGATCGCGTCGTACATCTCTTCGATGAGCGGATGGGTCTCGCCCATGTAGCTCATGTCGCCGAGTTCCGGGATCTCCACCGTCCCGATCATCGAGATCGTTTCGGTCGGGTTCTCCGGGGTGTTGCGACGAACGCGTTCTTCGTCGCGCTTTCCGATGGGGCCACGTGTGCCCACAGTCACCTCCTGGGTGGAGCAGGCACCTGGCCCGCTTAACGACGCCCAGGGTGGCGTTGTTCTGGTCGCTTCCTCCGGGCCTTGAGTTCCCGCCGTCGGGCTACGCCCTCAGCGGCTGACTTCTTGCCGTGGCAGACACGGCAGATCGCTTGCAGGTTAGACCGCGAGTGGTCGTTCCCTGGCTTCTTGTGGTCTACGTCGGTGGCAGCCCGGACGCAGCCGGGGCCGTCGACCTCACACAGCCACCCGGCAGCAGAAAGGACCGGGAGCCGGTAATTCAGCTCCCAGTCCTCCGGTAGTTCTTGCCGACGCTTCGAGCCGGCCCAACTCACTCTGCGGCTGCCTCCGCGATGATCTGTGCTTCGATCTGGCTGGCGTGTTCCGCCTCAGCCAACTGCTCGTCGCTGACCTCGACCTGGCCGTCACCCGAGTACTCAAGGATCTCCAGGCCCTCCCAGCCACCCCACTTGGTGGCCGAGAGGCGGGTGATCACGTGGCCATTCTCGGCCACGAACGCCCTCGGGTGCGTTTCGACCGCGAGAAAGCCCTCGATGGTGTGTGTCGCTTGCATCAGCGCCATTACGATTCCACCTCCCACGGTATTCCGAGCTTGTCCAGTTTATCAGTCAGGAAAGAGCTGGGCGGCTGAGTGAATACGACCTTCTCGATGTCTTCGAGAATAACGCCGTCGTGAATTTGCGATTCGATGAAATTCGATTCGGCGTATTTCTTGAAGCTCTCGTAGATCGCCTGCATGTTCTCTTCGCGAGACTTATTCGGGTCTACGAGGTTCTTGATCGCATTCGGATTCGCCCGCAGGCCGAGGCCGTCACCCGGCTTTCCGGGGAACACGCTGTCGCTCGACATCAGCGAGTCGCCGATGGTCACAGTGACCCGGTCACGCACCTCGGGCTTGAGGTAGAGCTTGGTGCTGCCGTACATGCTCATGCCCTTGGGCTTGACGCCGTCGAACTCCAGCGCGGAGTAGACCGGCGGGACGTGGCCCTTGCCGAACCACGCCTCCTCGTACAGAGCGCGCTGACCGGGGGTGTCGCCACCGGCCGAGAAGCCGACCTCGAACAGCGAGGAGATCCGGCCCGAGTCCAGGAGCTTGTCCAGGTGCTTCGTGCGGTGGACCACCTGCGCCTGGCTCAGGATCTTGGACATGGCGTCGTCCATCGCCTGCTTCAGGGTGTCGTAGCGGGTGGAGTCGTCGTCCTCCAACTGCTCCCACGGCCCTCGAACGTATCCGAGCATCTGGTCCCTCTTCGCTATGCGCTTGGCATCCGACGGTGAGTGCTGGTCGCGGGCGGCGACCGCCAGCGCGTTGAACGCCGCACGCTTCTGCGCGGGGTCCATCGGGCTGTTGTAGGTCCAGTCTGGCGTCTGGCTGCCGGTCGAACCACCGAACCCGCCGCCAGCTCCGCTGCCGCCGCCACCGAGTACACCACCGGTGCCTGCGTTGCCGGTGCCTAAACCGCCCCGGCCGCTTCCGGCGGCTCCACCGCCGCCTCCAAGTCCACCCACGCCGCCTGCCCCGGCTCCTTGCCGGGTGCTGTTGCGTCCTCGGGTTCCAGGGGCACCGCCGCTACCGGCGGATCCTCTTCCGCCCATGCGTCGGATACCTGCTTTCGTCGTCTGTCCCAGTAGGTCGGGTACTCCTTGACCTCGGGAAGGTTCATGTCGTCGCAGTACCGCAGCCGGCCGTAGGCCAGCAGCAGTCGCGGTTGCTTGCGATCGAGGAGTTCCTGGAGGCCAGCGCGGAAAAGCGCCTGGTCGACCTTCGAGGAGCGGATGCCCATCGAGCTGATCGCGACCGTGGCCCCCTCCGGGATCCCGTCGAAGCAGAAGTCGAACGTGTCTGGGGTCGCCCAGCACGCGGTTGGGAGCACCTCGATCCCTTGCGACTGCCAGTACGCGCCGCACCAGCGGCTGCGGTAGACGTTCCAGACCGCTGCGGCCCGTGGCATGTCCCGCCAGAGGCTGAAATCGGGCGTCAGAGCAGCTCCAACCGCTTGCACGCGGGGGAGAAGGCGCTCCGGGCTCGACCAGACGGTCTCGAATCGGTAGTCGTCAAGGAAGAAGTGCAGTGCGCCGCCCGAAACGGCGGCGTATTCGCGATGTCGCGGCATGTTCCAGGCCGCGAGGTTGGCCGGAACGTAGGTTGTCGGCCGCAGATCGGGGATCTCGTACGCGGATGAGCTTGGGAACGTCATCCGAAGGTTGAGAACGTCGAACTTCCCCGGTTGAGTGCTCCAGTACGCACTCGAACGAGTGCCGTACACGGTTGCGTCACCCCTTCAATAAGCCGCGCTTCAGGCGCGGCGCTAGATCCGGCGGTTGCCGGATCAATTCCCCGGCCCTTGTTGGGCCGGTTATTACTCAGGAGCGCCCGAAAGGCGCTCTTAGCGAGCCGCCTGAAGCGGCTCTTAGGAGGGGCCTTCAGCCCCTCATTAATAGGGAAGGAGTCTGCGTTTGACAGCCACCCCACGGAGTGGCGTAGATCACCTTGACAGATACCGGGCCTGTATGGCCCGTAGCCGATTCCGGGGGTATAACTCCCCGTGGGTCGCGAGTTCGTGGCTCCTGGTGGCTCACAGCGCCTGGGCGAGGCGCTCTAGCGTCGGCCCGTGCTTCTGATCGGCTTGGAAACCCGTACAGGATGGCTCGGCCGCA